TTGCTGTCTGTGGAACTACGCCAATAGGCTGAGTTAGATTCACAAGAATCAAACTTCCGTCATCCTTACGGACAAGTTCCATGTCATGACCGCCGAGAGTATCAGTCTCTCTGTCGTAATTACATACAACTGGACAGTTATAAATCGTCTTGATGCATCTTTCAAATACATCTTTGGAAATAGAACTGCCATTGCGGTTATCTCCCGTATATGCAATACGAAGAATCCCTGAATCAAAAGAAGAGTTAATCTCGCATAAATCGGTTAAAGATGATGCATATGTCAGATTTAAAATCTCTGTTTTCATCCATAACCTCCATAATACAAAGACCCGTATGAATAATCATACGGGCTAAAAAGTCAAAGTGTCTGAAAGAACAAAAGTTCCTTCATTCATTGAGAAATATAATTCCTCTTTGTTTTTAAATACATATATTTTCTTTGTGTTATCTGCATTCAGTAGAATATATCCGAGAGACAGGAGAGTGTCTTTATCCGATTCGCTGAAAGCATATATGAACTTTTTCATGAATCATCACCACCTATCCCCAATCAGAACTCTGCTCAGAAGATTGTTCTCCACTATCAGTTAGATCTGTTTCATCCGACGGCGGTCTGCCACCCTCATCAGTCGGAGCATCACTATCTGTAGCATTGCCACTCATCTGTGTAGAACTTTGAATCGGTCTAAACATATCTTGCAGACCCATAACATCAGTTTCAAGGAAACTCATAGCATCAAGTTCTGCCTGTCCAAGACCTTGCGATGCAGCGTACATTGCAATAGTAGGCAGCCCATAAGAAGCAGCTTTGAGATATGCATCTCCCATTTCTTTCCTGTTATATGGTGATACATCCAAGAAAGTAACTTTGAAATTCTTTCCGTAACTCTGAGCCTGTATAAATCTGTTTACAGCATCTTCAATACTTCGCACGATACCAAAAGTGAGACTTTGGTCAGCTTTTATTGATAATGAAAGAGCATTAGCAGACGCCTTTTCATTATTAAACAAGAGCGAAGATACTCCAGCCGATGTGAAGATATTTTGCTCTGCATCGGCAATGGTGTTTGTATCTCCGGTGTTTGATTTTTCAAAACCAATCTTTGTAATAGGCATTGGGGTAAGAATAGATCCGACTTCTTCAGGAAGTACAGAATCTAAATTCTGCCAGAATTCCTTTGCTTTATTCAAATCAATACCCCAGTTACCGTCTTTATCCATCGGCAGAGCCATTACAAGCATCGCATAATTCTCCAATGCTGTTTTTGTCAACTTCAATTGTTTGTAATCCTCTAGGTCGTACAGCTCTCTTAATATACCGATAAACGGAGGAAGAGAGTATGACAAAATATCATTATTGACCTTGATAGCGAATGAAGTTGGCGAATCCAATTCAATCCATCTTGATGTACGCTGTTTCTGATAGACAGCATACTTTGTTTTAAATTCCTGTGGATAAAATTCAAGTAATGCGCTATGAGAGTCAAAATACGAGAAGTCAAATGATACATTCAATACGTTGCCCTCGATTGTGGATATAGCGCAATAGTCACTAGGCAACTGCTGAATAGTGATATTGTCATTTGTTACCCACATAGTTCCATAGAATGTATCCTCTCGTAAACAGACGGTTAGGATTTTTGGGAACTGCGTCTTAATACTCATTGCTGAAAGAGCATTTAATACCTTTCGATAATTCCGATTTATCGTTTTAGCATTACTAGATTTAGGGTCAATCTTATATGGAGATACTACATATGCTAAATCGGACAAGCTTGAAAAATATTGAATAATTCTTCTAAAATGAGAAGAAGCACCATATATATATGTAACAGCATTACGAATCTGTTTTTCGTATGTATATGGGTTGGCAAGATACCCCTGTACGTCTTCTTTGGAATACAAAGAGAATGTCGGGGTAGTAGTGTTATTGTTCAGGTCTCTGGTTATCAATCTATTAAGAACAGCAAACTTACTAGAAATACCTATCATACCGGAGAAATCTTTAACACTAGAATCTCCAACTTGTTTTTGTTCTGCCATACAATCCATTCACCGCCTTTCTGTGATAATTTGGAGCTTTGATTATGAACATATCGGATGCTCCGTCTCCGATGCTCTGTCGCTTACTCATTTTATTTTCTATTTGCATAGCAACATAGTAGTTATACGAAAGACTGGAATATCTATCTTTACGCATTCCAGCACGTTCTGTAATTTTGATTTTCCCACCAGACTCTTCGTACAAAAGTTTTGTCAGCTCATCTACGAGAAGAGTTGTATGGATATATGGAAGCTGAAGTGACATTTTGTCTGAATCGGAAATTGAATTGTATCCACGTATTTCAGACAGATATTTTTCAGCATCATATTCGGTTGAGAGTAATCTCATTCGACCACTACGGAATGCTTCTCTCAACATAAAGGCGCAGTCTGAGTTGAACTGAGCACTTGCTTTAATTGACCAAATGACCTTCTTCGCACCGATGACAGTGCATCTCGAAGCCATTTCAGCATTATTGCAACAAGATAATGCAGGATACAATTCGCCTGTATCCGGGTTGACCATATCTCTTGCTAAAGCATCATATACACCAAGACCAAGCCCATTTGTATCCAGTACAATATAATCACAGTTGTAATCTTCATACAGCTTGCGAATGTATAATGCCTGCTCGTCAGTTCTCATTCCTTCACAAGCGTCTGCATATACAATATTGCTTGAATATCGACCAGCTCTCGAAGGTTTCATTTGGTTAATAAAGATAGCAGTAGCATCGTTATTGTTCTTTCGGCTTGACATCAATGCAATATCTGCAGAAAGAACTCGTATTTCACCATTGTTTTTCTCTTGAATTCGTATATTCTGAGAATTATTCAGCTTAGAAGCAATTTCGTCTGGCAACATCGGATATTTGATAGTTCTGTTTTTAGATATAGTAGGGAAGTCAAAGAATGCTCCGTCCTCTGAACCATACCACAGAGCATCCATTTCCATGCTCCATTTGATTTCGCTAAAATCACTTTCTGACATGTCATCAGCAACAGTCTCAGGGTCGAGTAATCCTTCTTCAATAGACAATTCATACGGAAATCCACATACAAATTGATGTCTGTTTTCATCTTTCATAATATCGAAGGTATCCATGCACTTTGTGTATGACCAGTGGTCTTTGAAATAAGCAGAAGACAAGTACATAGTCAAATTCTTTTCTTTTGCATATTCAATCTTTTTCTCGTCATCAGTCAGCTCTTCATATCTTGGCATACGCCTTAATGTAAGGAATTTTTTCAAAACAGTATCAATCGTGTCTTTGGAAATCAGTCGATACTCGTCCAGAAGTAATACATTACACCGATTACCTCTGGCGTTATCAGAAGCAGTAACTACCTTGATAACACTCGTATTGAAAAATACAATCTGTGCATTTGTTCCATTGATTTTCGATTGCTTATCATCTATTTCAGCTCTCAGTTCTTCGGACTGAGGTTTTAGTTCAAGAAGTATCTTTTCAAGCACGTTGATAGCCTGTCCTCTGGTGCCGGATGCGATACAAATTTTTGTACCCGGATATAAAATACATCTTACGACGCAGTAAATAGCACTGATGTATGTCTTACCAAGACCACGACAAGCAATTAACACAAACGTGGTACTCCAAAACATCATTGCAAGTAAGATTCGCTGAAATAGTCTTAACTGAATATGTAAATAATCTTCGGCAAACTTATCCGGATTGGCACGATAAAAGGCGCCCCATATAGCAGCGCCTTCCATGACAGATTCATATCTATCCATTATTCATCACCATCCTGACCTTCTGAGTACGCATTTATCAGTAAAGACTCGTCGTCCTCATCTTCGTATTCAGGCTTTTCTACGCGGAGCCTATTGATTTCCTCCTCGTACATCTTTGTATATCCATTCTTTACACCACACATTTTGCATATATGTCCCAGCCATGTGAACACATATTTTTTTATACGGTTGACATCCTGTAAAGATTTATCAATTTCAGGTAATGGACGTTTATTTTCATACCTGAACAGCCATACACCAAGTGGTGTGTTTGCTATTGAAGCATCCAATTCATCAGATTTCTTCTGAGCTGGCTTGAGGTTTAAACTACCAATCAATGTATTCAGTGAATTTACACTCTTGTCAATAGAGCGTCCGGCAGCAGCATCCTTTGATATACTTACTTCGAGATTACATAGTTGCCTCATTAATACGTCACTACCAATATCATTTCCTCCAACATCAGAAAAAGCATCTGGAAATTTTGAACTGTAATATTTGCGACGCTGTTCGAGCTGCTCATACATTTCCGGAGAATATCCTGCTCCCCAGAAATCAATTACTTCTTGTGCTACAGCAACCGGCTCGTCGATATCTGGCTCGCTTGCGTCGTCTGATTCTATATCTTGTGGCTCTGCTACAACCTTGGTAGCATCAAAAGACCACAGTATGCCCTCGTCTAGCAAAGTATCATCATAACTTTTACCAGCACATGATACGCTGTTTGTGCGAACAATGTACTGTGTCATCAATGATCGTATTGAACTTTTTTTTGCAACGCTGTCAAAGATATTCTCGTTCCAATATAAGTCCAATTTTCGGCATGTTTGCCGTACAGCCATTTTTGAATCCTTGCATTGAGCAAGATACTGGCTATATATTTTATCTATGCATGACCTGCAATACGGAATATATCCAAGTCCTTTGTACAATTCTCCATAGCTTACTGGGAAGAACCCCTTTCGCTTAGGGTAACCAGTGCCGCATGTAGGGCATATTACTTTGTCTGTATTCATTTCTAAAGCCATTATTCATCACCATCCGTTTCTTCAGGTACTGATGACTCATAACGTGACAACCTTTCAGCTAGAGATAATTCATACATTTTTGCGCACATCTTTAAATCTTTTCCAGACTCAAATTTTGGTACATATCTTCCGGATACCTCAACTTCTTCATGCGTTACCGGATGTTTGTTTTTTCTTGGCTTCCTATAGTTCAATGAGAGAGTACCAAATCCTCTGATAGAAATTGATTCACCACGCTTTAAACTATCACCTATAACTGCAAGGCATGTATCCATGACAGCCTCTACATCGTCATATGTAAATAGGACGCCTTTATCAGTTTTCTTGACAACAAAATCCTTTGTGTTTCCATCGTCATCAGATATATGGAAGACCTGTTTCTGAGACGAGACAGGCTTCCGAATATTATTTTCTCGCATTACGTTTGAAATGCGACGGACTAATTCCTTTCTATTCATATCCATAATCTCCTTTAACGCTTTATCTACAAATCTCCTAAACCTTTCTGCTCTGGAGCAACAATATCGCCATCTTTAAAGTACATTCCTATCTGCTCATCAGCATCAATATCCTTATATAGTTGCACCATATCAGATGATTCCCACGCAACGATACTCTGAATTACTCCGTCAGGTATTCCTGCCTTTGCAAGGCTAGTTGTGAAATAATGACGCAGACTATGAATATATGCAGGCTTGCCTGATAATCTGGAGAATGTGTTTGACCAACTATTGATAGTTGAAATCTGGATATGTTCGTTCGGATTTTTAGCATCTGGGAATAACCATTCACTATCCCCATACTTATCCAATCGTATATTTCGCCACATGTCGAGATAAGGTTTGAATTTTTTGGCGAGAGTGTAGCAGTTAATCATTTTTCCGCCACTTTTACCCTTGGTTTTGATTGGATCACTCTTGTAAAGAGCACCATCGCATACTAACTTATCATTGTTAAAATCAGAAATTTTAAATCTGCATAGTTCTGACTTGCGTCTACCACTATACATTGCAAGAGCAAGATAGCAGGCTTTCTCATAATCTTTACGCTCCACTAACTTATTTAGCAGTGATTCAAGTTCTGAGTCTTCCCAAACCGTTTTTTCTCTAACAGGTTTATTTGCAGGGCTTTCTACTTTGTTAATAATGTTCCTAAAGTTTGGAAATTCATCATCGAGAATATTTTCAATAAAGTTACTCATTGATGAGAGAGAAGCTTTTAGTCTTCTGATTCTTGCTGGACTATTTTCATTTGAATTGAGCAGCCAGTTCTGATAAGCAACAACATTTCTTTTTGTCCAATTTACAAATAATGCGTTGTTGTTATGTTGCAGACACCATACAAATGCAATTTGAATGTCGTTTTCATATCCTGCAATTGTCGTTTCGCTTCTTTGAATCGAGCGAAGATAGTCCTTGAAGTCTTCAAGCAACTGTGTGTTTTCTGGATTCACTTGCGCCAGAAGCTCTGGGCTAGTGATAGAGTTCATTTTCGTCTTACGTCCCATGCGCAAGCACCTCCTTTACTATTATTGAATGGGAAGTGATGGAGTCGAACCACCCGAGCCGTTAAGCAACAGATTTACAGTCTGCACCGCTACCTCTACGGGATAACTTCCCAAAAAGAAAACCGGGGTATTACACAACTCCGGTTTTATCTGCTATGTAGTTTTTAAATCAATGTCATAATGACACACAATTCCTGTATCATCACAGACACATACCATCTGTTCTGGCGTACCATAAATTCTCTTTTGAACACAGAAATCATCTACGCCCATAAAACTTCCAGCCATAACAGTCTTGATTCCTTGTATTGATTCAACTCTATTATGATGAAGGTGTCCAGATAGAATCGCATATACGGGTTTACCAGCTAATGTTTGTAATGACTGCACTTTAGCGGCAGATCCGTCATAGTCACCATGTATGCCAAGATATGTCTTTCCTCGAATATCGATGGTATACATTGTTTCATCAATCTTGTCGTCCATCACAAAAACGTTATCGAAATTCTGCAGTCTCGCCTTGATATACCATTCAACAAGATCATCTAACCGTTCGGTATGGAGAGAAGTTTCTTTATTAGGAGAAATTCTGCTGTGATTGCCAGCTACACTAATGAACGATACTGTGTTAAAATACTTGCTGAGTTCTGCCAAAAACGTAGAAATTAGTTCAGATACACCGGTAATCTGTTGAATCACATTTTCTTTATTTGTAACCGCAATAGAATAGTGGATATTCCCGGAAATTAGATCGCCGTTCGCCCATACGATGCAATTTTCACTTGTATGTCTTTTCCCTATCTCGATGATACGGTCAAGATACGTGTTCATCATTTCTGCACATATATCAGAATTGTATACATTCCACGCATTACGAATATTTGCTCCATAATGAACATCGTTCATACTCACAAGCAAATCATTGCCGGAGTGAATAATATCATGTGGTTTGTATTCAAGTCCTTTCATATCACCAGACAAAATCGCACCAGTAAGAATTTCGTTTAGCTCTTCTTGTCTTGACCGTTCTCTAATAGAACGATTAAGTGCTGTTCTTTGGTCATATACCTTTTGCCTTTCCTTACGAAGCTCCAGTATTTTGGTATCTATTTCGGATACCATATTTTCATCACTGATAGAAGCAGCGCGTGTACTATCCATGAGTTCCAGTGTTTTGCGGCTCCCGTACATCATACGACGTGCAACATCGCTGGAGTAAGGTTGACCATAGACTTTCTCCGATAGTTCGACATAATCAACATCTGAAAGTGTCCGATCAACAAGCTTGCCATAAATAAGTCGCTTATGATAATCCATAAGCGACTCTTGTGGTTGTTGTTCTATATTCATATTGATAAGCACCTACCCTTCGGCGCACACTTCATATTCACTTCGGTACGCTTTTAAAAACTCCATGATTTGATCGGACTCCTCACAGAAATAGTGATGTCTTCCGGGTTTATTTTTCATGGTTCTGCGGATATGCGCTTTTGGAAAGTGCTGTAAAATAGCTTCCTTTTCAACCTTTGATACTCTAACCATTCTGATTCTCCTTTAACTCTTGTATTTATAGAACGTCACGTTCATATATTCCCTTCATACAAGCATCTCATCAAATCCCTATAATTGGTTGAGTATCAATAAGTTACAATGTATAGCAAATTTATATCATGCTAAAAAAATAATTTACACATCTGTATTTTTCCTTCTCATTATGTAGTTTACACGCTGTTGAACGGCTATTTCTGATGCGCAGGCTTTGCAGAACTTTTGCTTTCGTCCTTTATCTGGGTCTGAGTATTTTACGGTTATACCGCAATTTTCGCATTCAAAGTACGGGTTATGTCTGTGTTTCCTGTATTTATATTTCATGTACTGATATCCTAGATTACGAAAATCAGATATTGACAATACAGTAGGAGAGCAGTCACCGGAAACGAAGCATACACGTACATTTGTGTTATCTATGCGTTTTGAGAAACGAAGAAGTCCGGCATCTTTAAGCATCCCATATAGTAGGCACTGCCTTTTAATAGATGTGTTAATATTAGCAAGCGCCATAATCTCATTATCCTTGTTGTTAACCCAGTAATCAGTTTCTGGTGATACCATATACCAGTATTTTGCAAGGCATAGCAATGTAAAAGCAAGCCGTTCTATTTGCACGCCACCGAGAGATTCTATCAATTTCAGTTCGTCTTCATAAATATCAATATGGTCGATATCTACAGCCTCATACTTAAAAGCACTTGATACAGCATATTCCAGAGCAGCGTCCCATTTTGGTAACGATGCAAGCGGATCGCATTGCAATAAGAAGATATCCAGTCTCTGACGCACTTCTTTTTTCTTGTCGTATCCGTTATCTATGTAATATCTAGCAATCCGGCGTAATGTTTCGGATGGTTTTTTCCCTAATGATTTGGACTGAATCATATTTTCAGCCCAATCATTTTCTTTTAATACAATACTCATTCGTTCACCTCTAATTTCTTTGATACTATTTCAAATTTTTCGCCACAATATTCAATAGTTCCGTTAGATGTCAGTGTCGGAAAGCTAATAGTGTAATCGTGGTTTAGTAGTAAATTATGTATAATTTCAGAACCGCACATATTCCATGCAAATCTTTTGGAAGAGCTTTTTTGATAACATAAATCCAAAACAATATTGCATAATGCAGATTCATTCTGACAGATCATATCGCAAGACTTGCGGAATTCTGCATTCATTTCAGATAGCTCAGTAGATGCATCGTATTTATCTATCTTCTCGCTCTGTGCAAATACTGCATAGCTCTGCATCTTTTTATTGTAATCTTCATATAGCTTTTTGATTGCCTTGAACTGAGTCGTTGTATATTCCTCAGAAGGATTCTTCATAATAGTGTAATCAAACTTAATTTTAGAAGTGTGTTTTCTAATATACCCATCGAACTCTTGTTCAAATCGTCTGCATATCTTATTCATAACACAGTCTCCAGTTCCAACTGGCATTCGGTAATCATAGTACCTCAAAAAATCGGACTGTCGTTCCGTCAGCTCATTTGCCGGAAGAGATATTAATTCATCAACCGTTAGTTGGAATTCTCGAAGGCAATTGCGGTTTGTATTTTTTATGTATTGGTTGTATTGCTTCATAAGGGCAGGATAAATATATCGCATAAAGTATGGTTTTTTATCTGCCACGATGTTCCGATAAAACTCTCTAGTCACATCGTCTTCCATCTTATTGGCTGCGTGTCTGTCGTGCCATGTGCGTGGCATTGGCTTACAAATTATACCCTTTGCCTTATCAATCGCATTCTGCTGATATAACTGACCGCATCTGATACGATAGGAGAGTGTGTCGTATTCAACACTTCCTTTTGGATAATGCGAGCGAACCTCAAACATCGATGTGATATAGTTTGTTGTCTGTCCAATGTCATTGCCGAAGCTTTCGATATTAGAGCGTACAAAATCATCTTCAGTAGGAATTGTCTTGGCTGCCTTTCGTTGAGCACACATAAGAGCTGGAAGTGGTTCTAATTTCTCAACCAAAATTCTATTATCGCTCAGCATAACAAGGTCACCATCAAAGTCCATTCCGTTCAGAGCAGCTGCTGCGGTATCCCATGCATTAAAAATCGTGCATGTTTGCATATATCGATACCAATAATCCGCATCTGAATGATGAATTGGATGTACTAACCGGATGTTATTATGGCAGGTCATAGGCGCACGAAAACATGCAAGTTTTTCTGCACCGGAATCTCTCCAATATTTGTTATACACTTCTCCGGATTTAAGGAGCCCGGTTATATTCAATCCAAACATACTTTGGCATAAAGCATACGGGTCTCCGGATACAATGGAATAATTTCCATGCACTTTGAGTACACCTACTTTGGCTTCATCGATACGGTTCTTAATGAGCTGGTACACGGCATTCTGTATAAAAGGGTCATCAATCATGCGCTCATCAATCATAATGGCTTTTACAAAGTCATCGTCTAAGTTTCTTATATTAGACTCGTTCATTCCAATGCCCTTTAGAAAAAGAACTGTTTTTCGCCAATCACCATGAAGAACATCTTTGATCTCATTCATTGTAGGAGCGATTAGCTCTTCAATCTCATCATCAGATAAATCGTAACTCTGGATGAACTGATAGTTTAAAGAATGTTCACTCTCTAATTCTTTCGGGCATGTCTTAGCAATTCCGAATGTATATCCATTTGATAGTGAATTCTGTACATAAGATTCGCAGCTATCATAGCTATCCCAGAGCTTTACCATAGAAGTAGTGAGAATTAACTCTACGTCACGCACATCGAAATCATTTCCCCAAGCATCTTTGATAATGTACTTGCCTCCGGCAATCTTTTCTGCAAAATCTACATAATCAAAAGTGAAAGCCATTCCCTTTTCAAATGAGAATCGTGTGTTAGCTCCGCTGATTGTGTAGTCAAGTCCAAGTTCTTTGCTCCAGCGTTCCGCAAGCGACGGGAGCATCATACCGAAACCATCTGATGCATCAAGATCAACCTTTTGCTGTTTCTGTAATTCCATTGTTGGCTCACCGTCACATTCATCGGTCAGGTATACGATATCTGATAAGAAAGATGTCTCACAATCATCTACAACGGCAATTCCTTTAGGAAAAGAAACAGGAGTAGAAGCACTACATGTAAGAGCTTGATATGCTTCGAGTTTTGCGGTAACCAGTTCTTTTTCTGGATTGCGTCCATTAGATATTCTGCGGTGTAATTCGTCTGCGACATTTTCACTGACAAATACAATAGTGCTGTTTTTAATCCCTCCGTTTGTGCCAAGTAGTCGTCGGTATTTTACACCGTTAATCTGGAACCCTTTGATAGCACGGTAGTAATCCTTTTCTTTATCGATAATCAATGTAACGTAATCTGCTTTATATTGTAATTGATCCAGCTCATCATACAGTTTTCTAACGGCATGTCTGTTTTTTACACTATTCGTGGCAGTACGCAGACTACGAATTTCTTCTTTGATTTTCTTAGCTTTAGCGTCGGCATCCGTAATATTGTTTAAAGAATCAATCCAGCGCAATGTCTGGCTGTCTGCAAGTGATATCACCTCTTCATTTCTTCGTGCCTCTTCAATTGGAAGTGTCAGCCGCCAACGATGCTTGCGAAGACGGCTGCTATGTAATTTATAAATAAATTTCTGACAAGTAAGTTGCTTGCTAATTTTAAACACCTCATTTCAAGTAAATTATCTTATTAGCATGATAAGTTTTAATTATTGAATTCGTAGATATATTCACGCCATGCTATCTCGAATTCACTGCGACCGTCTTCGACTAAACGCTCTACGACAGCATCTGTCAGCGTATTCCCATCAGCAGGATAGAAGTCCTCACATGATGTTGCTTCCCTACAGGTTTCGTTATATACACAGTTTTCACATTTATGACTCATTGATTAAATTTCCTCCTTGTATTGTTTCTTCAATCCAATTTTCTAGCAGGTTTCTCATTCGCCTGCTTGGTATGTATAAATATATTTCATCTCCGTCACGAATAGCGGAGCGCCAGATCCACTGTACCATAATGGACAAAGCGTACATATCGTCGTCCGCTTCGATACCGTGTTTATGATAGAACGTCTTTTCTCCAACATTCATGAAGAGGTTGACGAGATAGATCATGTAATGGCGGTTTCGGTATTCATTCGTCGCTTTCATATTGAATCGTAGGAACGACCTTGTATATCCTTTGCCACTTATCTTGCATCTGCAGTCATTGAATGTTCCCCACATCTTTTCGCCAGCTGGAGCATTTCTCCAGATATTATTGATGCAGTTGTTCACATTATTTTTTAGCTGCTCTACATTATCCTCATCTCTGCCGAACCAGCTCATTGATAGCGCATGGTAATTATCCCCGATGCTGTTCATCCTATCGTTATCCAAAATATGAATCATGTCTTTTAAATGGCTGACATATTCCGGCGTGTAGCCTGGGTACTCGCAAAAACGATATTTCCCCGAGTCTGTTTTCTGGATACCGATGTATTCATATGGCAATTGATACATTTGCAAGAAATGATGAAGCGACTGCCCTTTAAATATGTATGTTAGTATAATGACATCTTTGAAAGCAGTGATTAGTTCTGGTGGCAATACCCAATAGAAGAGATGTGTCCCGGCACTATCTTCCATTTGAATTAACTGGCGAACTTTCAGGAATTGCCGAAGCTCATGATAGAGCCTCCCGTTATAATCTTCCTTTGCAAGGTAGTAGGTGTCTTCATCTCGCGTTATCAGTCCAGAATCAATTGCTAATTGGATATCATCTGGATGGAAATCATATTTCTCCAAAACATCTACATTCTCATCGATGATTAGTCGATACCCGTATTCGCGGATATCGTCAAGCATATCTTCCGTATATCGCTTAAATGCCTGATGCGTGGTTGTAATATTCTTCCCTTGTTTAATAAGAGCAGCAGTATGCTCGCTTTTCTTAAATCCATACTCTTTCAGCTTATCGCTTGGTTCTACGAAGTGCATTGCCTTGCATCCCTTTTTAATTCGATCAGCTTCTTCCAAGTATGGTGTGATGTATATGAACTTTTCGTTCTGATGCTCGTTCATATACGTGATAGCAGCACTGGATTTGCCAGTACCCATAATTGCATCACAAACTTGGATCATTTTAAACCTCCTTTTTACGATTTATTTTTTTGATTTTACAACCTAAAAGTTGTAACTCATTTCTTAACCCGTTGATACTCAATGTGTTGCAAGGTGGTTCCTAACAACTATAGAAAAACACCATCTTTGCTTTTGATACAACGCTATTTGATAGAGCATTACATACACAGCGGATTCTACATTGTAAATAATTTAATTAGCATTACAATCCAAAAAATAAAATCTGCAGTTGAATATGAAGCAGATTATTTATTTAACATTATTATACCATTGTTTACATGATATGTCAACAGATAAATAATTTAATTAGCATGTAAAAAGCATATAATTATTTTGTGGGATCAGGTTCGCTGGTTACCGTCTTTTCTTATTGGATAGGTAATATTGATAATCAATAGAAGCATAAGAAAATCCAATAACCAGCGGTGAGCCTATGTGGAAACAAGGCTGATTTTGGGAGTTTAAGCTGTATGTGGGAGATGAAGCGACTTCCTTACAATAGCAACAGACAGCAGACGAAAATACCATAACTACCGCCCTAAGTGATATAGTGGGAAAATAGCACATAGAAATATAGCAATCCAAAAAGTTTTTCCCCGTGGGTTACGGTATAAAATGAAACGTTATAAAATTAGCTTGCATTTTTAAATGTTTCATGTTATTGTATAGTTCCAAGATATATTTTTTATCTTGACAACAACCACATAACATTTAAACCAGTGCAACAGCACACCACAAGAAAAGGAGACAAGCGAAATGACAAAACAGCAGACAGCAACAACAACCACAACATTCGAAACTTTATTAGTGGATTTCTGTAATGAATACAGAAAAGACAGCAACAGCGAAAAATTTACAGCAGTAGCGACAGACCTTGCAACGGCGGTCGCATTCTCTGTACTTCGAAAATGTTTAGACCCACAAGCAAAAAGCGGTAAACCTAGCGACAGTGGTTGCAATCCACAACTTGACGAAGTGAAAAGAAGTATTTACAGAGATACGAACACACTTAAAAACATTGACTACAGTTGTAAAAAAGCATTCGTAACAGTGTACAACGAAGACGGAGACAGACAGACGAAGACAGCAGACAAAGACTACAGATATGCATATAACAAACTAACACAACAGACACTTGGGGACGGTCTTGACCTTGTAAACACTGCAATCGTTTCACTATTGGATGAATGCACGAAAGTAGACACAACAGCAGAAAATTTTCTTGAAACTGTCTACACGGTTCGAAGACTTAAAAAGAAAGTTTGGATAAAAGCTGAAGACAGCGTAAACGGTTGGGAAACGGTGGAAACTTCACCGATTAGAGAAGTTTACAAAGCAGTACGAAGAGAAGTAGCGAACAACCGTTCTTTAAATATTGACCCGTCAAATGGTTATATGTATCTCGAAGACCTTGCAAGAGATGAAGGAAGTAACGAAGAAACAACCATTTACAGACGTTTAAACAAGTTTAGTGATTTAGCTGGAAACGTGACAGATTTTAACGGGGCGGTCAAGTTTGAAACTGTAGACAGTGCAAGCGTTACCGACTACGACACAATGGTCGAAAAGTTGGAACTAACCACAAGACAAGCGCAAATACTACAGTTAAGAATGAGCGGTTATGGTTATATTGCAATCGCTACATATTTAGGCGTAAACGAAAAAAGTGTAAGAGACGTATTAAAAACAGTGCAGAAAAAAGCAAGTGAAAAATTAGATTTACCTCCGTATCTTGTCAAAGCATTGACAGAACCAAAACAGACAGCAAAAAGCAAATTGACAAACGAAGACAAGACAGCAATTAGGAAACTAATTGAAGACGGTCATACAATGAAGTTTGTAGCAGACTCTTACAACGTTTCAAAAATGACAATTAGCAGAATCGTAAACGGTAGAAAAGACAGATAGAGCAACAGCGAAAAGGGCGGAAACAACCGCCCTTTTTTCTTTTTGGATAAAGTCCAAAACGTAACCCACACGACAGCCACAACTTCACAAGGACTTTCCCCGTGGGTTACGGTTGTAGGTGTGGAACACGACAGCCACAACTTCACAAGGACTTTCCCCGTGGGTTACGGTTGTAGGTGTGGAACACGAAAAGACAGAGCGAAAAAGCTGAGAATCCAGAGAGTTCGCCTATGTCAGATGCGCGGTATATAAATATAATCTGACATAGTATACAAACCGCCATATAATGCAAGATACGGAACGGATGGGCATGGGCGCTCTATAAAGGTAAATCCGTTGGTTAATTGATACGAAAATCCTTGCTAATAAGTTCTTAACGAAGAGTCTCTCTATTGAGGGGCTTTTCTTTATGGGCTTATGTCCATACGACTGTGAGGTCTACCTACTCGCAGGCAATAAGTGCATATATCGATATCTTTCTGAGGTATCGTGAGGGCTACCTACGGGATAGGAAATAAGTGAACTATACCAGTCAGCCGACCTACCGACGGCTTTAGAATATCGGCAAAACTCTGCGGTTATCGTGGATTCCTTTAACCGATTTGAGGGAGACCTTGGCTATCAAGGCGTCGATGGTGCATGAGAGTTAGGCTCATGGTTTCGAGATAGTGAAAATCCCCATAGTTAGGCAGAGTTAGATGTGAAATATATGCCGCATTATCCTGAGTGCGTCAAAATGAGGGATAGCTTGAAAATCTACAGAGGATTTCCAATCATGACGGTATCAGTACCCGAGGGTACATCGGCTATGTTCCAAGGAATTAAATGCCGGACTGTTGTGGGATTTCCGATGATAGACAGAGTATAGCGAGAAAACTGAATATTGAACGGAATGCGTAAGCATTCTGATAAACCTATATTGAGCGTCCGAGGTTGTGCATATCGCATGGTTTCGGGCGTTCTCTTATGGGCTTATCCCATATAAAAATCAGAGAATCCAGAGAGGAGAATCATTATGGCAGAAGAAAAGAAAATGACAAAGGAAGAACTGCGTGAGTACGTAGAGAAATTATGTCGTGAATACAACGAAAATGTACAGGACGGGAATTTTGCAGAGTCTGCAAGCCTGAACGATAAGATTGAGCAGGCGGTAAATGAATATACGTCTATCGCTCGTGAAGAATGCTTCGCAGTTCTCAAGGCATCTGAAAATCCTATGATTGAGGCTGTAAAACAGCTGACATTTCCTACAATTCGTGCGAAAGACACGAAACAGGGAGATGAGAAGATTCCGGTTCGTGTGGTTGAGGATATTGAACGTCCTATCGACCTGCTCAAATTACATAAGGCAACTGAGGGCGGTATCGGTGCTGACAAGAACTGGGCTTACGCGGTTGAGAAGCTTAATTTCTTATTGACTGCACAGAAAGCGAAAGATTTGGGAATCGACCCGAAAGATGTAAATGACTCATTCGCTATGGCTGATATTTCCAAGAAATTCGATATGGGTAAGAACCCGACATCAAAGACAAACCTGCTGAAGACATTGAACATCGTTGTTCAGGCTATGATTGGCGAGGAATACAAGGCAGTGAGCCATGATGTGAACTTCTTAATGTCAGTATTTTCACGGAAAAACAGAGCAGCTCTGACGGTAACTTGCGCAAATCACAAGTATATGCGCCAGTATTGTGCGGAAATTTGTCATCGTATCGTGATGGGCGAAACTTATAAGATTGAATTCCGCAAGGTTCGTAAGTAGGAGGTGCGATATGAGACTAACAGCATGTGAAATGCCTATCTATAGACCAGGGCGAGGAACTAATCAGGCGTTGATTGAGGAATTTTCTGAGTCAGGGAATCAGTGCATGATGATAGAAGGCTGGGATGAGTCGCATCAGAGTATGAAGTCCGCCCAGTCAGCGATGATTCAGGCGGCAAAACGTTTAGGGAAAATGCATATCAAATGTGTATCGTCAGGTGGAAATTTATTTCTGATTAATACATTAACCTCCCCACACTGATGAGCCGGTAACGGCGAAACCGTCGGGAATCCGGCGGTCTGTGGGTATCACAAACAAATAGCGAAAGCCATATGGCGAAAGCGGAAAGTGAGGGAATCTATGAAATCAATGAATATTGATGAAATGCGGGAATATATGTCCCGTCCAGAGGGAAATTGTTGGGTAGGCGTGAATATGGCTGATGGCAATATGGCTATGGTTTCTCGCTACGGAGCGACAGAGGAATTTGTCTGTGAGTATGATGGAAAATCATGCGGTGATGAAATGGAAACTACAGACCTCGAAAAGGCTTTGAGATGACTATGGAATCGCAAGGCAAATAAAGGCGGTATGAGTTTCTTGGTATTCCGTCGCAGAGTTGAGGGAATGATAAAGAAAGCTGGTGGCGGGATTTCTGTATCATACAGAGCAGATAGAGAAACGGCAGGCATATTGCTCAATGCTCTGACGGCACAAAGATCATCGGCAGTACAAGCAGCTTGCGAGTTTCCGTCCGTTGGGGAGCAGGACACGCTGCTACGGCAGAATTGTAAGGATTATTGTATATGAGTAAAAAGATGTATCACGCAAGATATGATGAGTGCGACGGCATGAGTCGCGAGGAATACATAGAATATCGCCGGGAAATTCAGAGAGAGAAGAGAGAGGCGGAAGTAGAAAGGAAGAAAAAGATGATTAAGCAGAGATTGATGGGCATTGGAATGCTTTTAATTAGCGTTCTGATTTTTGTTATGGCAAGTCACGCTCAGGTTCGAGGAGATATTGACGGAACTCCATTGTTAATCACGGTTCCGATGGGATTATATATGTTGTTCTCGAAAGAGTGCTGCATAATTTAGGAGGTGTGCTATGAAGGTATATAGAACTTCCGAGGTATTAGCCGGAGGAAGATATGAAGTAGGAGATATCGTCAGATATACATTGGAAACTGGCGAGGAAGTTGAGGCAATAGCGGTAAAAGAGGAATATATAGGGAATTATGAGCCGTGCATGACGTTCATGCTTTTGGATTGTTTGAAAGATACTTGTCGCATGAATCGTGGCGATACGAATGAAGGCGGATACGAAAAATCATATCTTAGAGAATGGCTTAATAAGGAATGTATTGAAAAATTCCCATTTGCCATGAGAATGAACATGATTCCGTTTGAGAATGGAGACCTGCTGAGTATTCCGACAGAGCGTGAGATTTTTGGACAGAATATATACGGTGAGGAAGAGTCTGATACAGTGGAACAGTTTGAGCAAATGAAAAAGAGACGAAATCGGTTAGCTTCTGATGGGTTAAACGGTGGATATCAGTATTACTGGTTGAAGAATAAGTGTGTGAGGTCTGCGACTTACTTCTGCAGTGTGAACGGCTTCGGCCATGCGAGCCTCAACGCCGCGTCTTATTCTGGTGGCGTTCGTCCGCTTTATCGTCTTCGTAACTATCGGTAATCTAGCCACCATTTATGGTGGCGAATGGCTTTTCAAACGGAGGTGGTCTAATGGATTTAACCGTAAGGTTTGTGGTTGTAGAAACCAATACAGTAGTTGACAAAACATTTAGCAATTACCTAGAGTGCAGGCGATTTGTAAATAGATGCAGGCATTCCAGAAAGATAAAGTTGATATTTTACCCTACATTCAGGGATTAAGGAGAAATGGGAATATGTCAGATAAGATGAAACAAGATAGAGCGATTTCTGTAGGAGAAAAGATATTTTTATCTGTTGCGATAATTATGATTGTAATGGTTCTTGCAACTCTAATAATTACTCAAGGAAAATCTACGGAGCATACATATGAAGTAGATACAGAAGAAATAACTGTCGATTATTCAGATGCAGAGAAATTCTTTTTAAGGGATTTTGAACAGAGATATCCAGATTATCAAATATATGATTCCGGAGATTTAACAGCTGAGATTCTTGAAAACAGGAATGGGAAAGTAATTGTTGAAAGATGTGTGGGAATTGTAACCGATTCAGAGACAGGTGACGGGATGATATTGAACACAGACCCGGATCACTACTACATATCATATGCAGGAGTTGACGGCGTTACGGACGGAACTGTTATTGTATCATACATGGTTTACAGTACAAAGAATAATTCAATTGATGATATAGAAGAAAGATATGATTATATTGCATCGAGGGAATATGAACAGGAGGTATGGATGTGATTAAAGAAGAGATGATGGCAAAGATTGCAAGCGACACGATGATTAGTCGTGGAATCGTAGAGGATGTCGTAAATTCGCTATTAGAAAATATTGAGCAATCTTTAGTCAATGGTGAAAGCGTAGTATTCAGAGGGTTTGGCACTTTTGAAGCTAAAGAAAGAAAGGCAAAGATCGGAAGAAATGTGAAGGCAGGTATTCCTGTTCAGATCCCAGCGCATATTACTCCAGTATTTAAAGCGGGTGACGCATTAAAGAAAAAAGTATATAGAGAGGTGTAGTTATGCAGAATATAGATGTCACAGCTTCTGAAATTTGGGATTACTGCCTAAATCATCAAGAAGCACTTTCAAGAAATCAGCATTTGATGGCAGAAAATCCAGATTACGGGATGGAAGTCTGGCTAACGATGATAAATGGTTCTCCGGAGCTTATTGTGGAATGTGATGGTAGTGAAATCTATCGGGAGGATATCCTGAATGAAAAGGATGCAAAGAAAACAGCTGATAGGATATATGAAGATTATCTGAGCATCAAAGCAATTGAAACATTGACCGATGATGGCGACACAACGGTTTATGTCGAAGATGAAGAAGATGATGAGCAGTCATTGATTGATGAGAGAGAAGATGAGATTGAGTTATCTGTCAGGGATTTTGTAAGTGTAGTGTCAGATACAGGGTGCTACAACATAGAGGATGAAGTCATTGATGATTTAAAAGAACATTTCCTTGAGTATATGTATCGAAAATGGGGAATCGGAATCTATAGACCGATGTACCTTGAAGATACAGATACAGGAGAGGATTATTTTACTGAATATCCATACGATGATCTGGTATATGAGGATGATAATCCAATATATAAACAAGAGTAGTATAAAGCCGACGATATATCGTCGGTATGCTTACCAATGCTCGGCTTCCGGGATGCCAACCCAAGCGTAAGCGGATAGCGCAAACGGAGTAAATATAAGAGAAAAAAGGAGATAAAAATTATGGCAAAAGTAAAAACAACGGGACAGGCAATCGTAGTAGTATCTGATGTAAAACTTGAGGACATTAAGAAGATTGAGAAATATCGTCCAGATGCGCTGGTTCTTAAAGGCGGCGAGGATAATAAAGAAGAAATCTTCAGAATCGGTACAGGTAGCAGCAATATCAATACATACGGAGCTTCTTTCTGTGAAGAAACTCGTGATGATGATAAAAAGGCTGTTATTACTATGACAACAGGTTACAACGGAGATGATATCAAAGGGTTCATCGCAGATGAGCTTGGTGCAGCTCTGACAAACCTCGGAAAGCTTGAAAAAACTATCCCAGCAGTAATCGATGCTATCGACAAAGAAAGAGAAGCTATTATGTCTGGCATTACAGTTGCGTAGTCTTGCAGCATGTGGCTACCGTCTAGTTGCGGTAGCCATTTTTAAAAACTGAATATGGTACAAAATACATAATTTTTAATGAAGAAAAGGAGATCAAACCATGATTAAAGTTACAGTAGGAAACAACGTAAAAAGAAACAGCGTAATCGTAGATGAGGCAACAACTCTGAGATCAGTGCTCGAAACAAATGAAATTGATTACACAAGAGGAACAATGCATCTTGATGGTTCTACACTGCAGCCGGGAGACCTTGATAAGTCATTCTCTGACATGGGAATCAGAGAAAAATGCTTCCTTCTGAACGTAGTAAAAGCTGATAATGCGTAAGTAGTATAAAGCCGACGATATATCGTCGGTATGCTTACCAATGCTCGGCTTCCGGGGAGATTATTTCTCCCCGGTATTATAAGTAATCACGGAGGCGCTACTATGGCAAAGAAAAAGAACAACTTTTATGCGGTAAATAAAGGAAAGATTCCCGGTTTATATAAAACATGGGATGAGTGTAAAGCGCAGGTTGATGGCTTTAGTGGCGCTTTATACAAAGGGTTCTCAACAAGGAAAGAGGCTGAGAATTACTTGGATGGCAATATTGAATCAGAAGAAGATTCTTTAAACGAGGCGGAGGTTACAATATATGTAGACGGAAGCTATGATGAAAACACCAAGGTATATGGATATGGTTTCGTGGTTATCAATAAAGACGGAACCGTAGAAAAATATTATGGAGCAGGAAATAATCATGAGTCTGCAAAATTAAGAAATGTAGCAGGAGAGATGCTTGCGTCTATGAACGCTGTTAGATATGCAATTCAACATGGATATAAGTCTGTGAGAATTTGTTATGATTACAGTGGCATAGAAATGTGGGCGACTAAGGAATGGAAAACAAAGAATAATTTAACCACGAAGTACGCTTGCGCAATGCAAGAATGGATGTCAAAAATTTCAATTTCGTTTCAGAAAGTCGCAGCTCATACAGGTGTCGAATACAATGAAGCCGTAGATCAGCTTGCAAAATTTGCGGTAAGTAATTTTTGTAAGGAAAACGGTATAGGGAATGGAATGCGTTGAGGCGCTGATAGATGGTTCAATCCCATCCATTCCCTTTATCTCATAGATGGAAATGAGATATGAGGAGGCTGTCCGAGATGTAAGAAACAGTCGGCTTGTGGATTGCCGGTACAAATATGCTGAAAATCCACATTAAACGGATTGTTAGCTCAGGTGGTTAGAGCAACCGGCTCATAACCGGTCGGTCATCCGTTCGAGTCGGATACGATCCATTGAATATTTAAAAAGGAGGAATTAAAATGTTCAGACCAACCATTAACAATACGCCATTGACATCACAAATGGCAAATAGCTATTTCAAAAATATTTATGGAGATAACTTTAATTCTGATGTAACTTTTGTTTCAACATTAAGAGCATTGGTTGCAAATAGAATCAAAGACGATGAAAGAGTAGTACTTAAGTTCAGGAATAGTTCGTTCGATAAAGACACGATTGAAGGTGCAAGTGATAGAAATGTATTGAATGCTGTATGTAATCCAACGAACTATGAAAACGGTACAATCATTGTGCATAATTTTAGAGGAAATGCACAAGGGAATTCAGCCTCATTTAAGGTAGTAGAAAGAGGATTCACATCAGAATATAGTGGATTTGAAAGAATTGTTAAAGTAACAGAGTTTTTTAGAAAAACTTTTTACTCGTTATGTTTTGTTAACCCTAACACTAAGCAGGTTGTAATATTCATAGACAACTTAAATATTCGTCGTATGCATTATTTACAGTGCGCCATCTTTGCATTTATGCCTTGGTATTTTAACCCAAATGAAGGTGTTACGGCAGATGAAATGGAACTGATTCAATCGTTAAGAGAAACAACGCCTGACAGATATATGGCTGCGATTACAAAGATTGCATCTTCATATGATTTTAGATCCATGCATATCAGAAACGAACTTAAAGGTTTTGAAACAATACACGAGAAAAGACAGTGCGTAGCACTTGAACAAAATATTGCATCGTATCTCCGCAATATTAGAGACTATAACGATCAAATTGCGAATATACTTAGACAAAAATACGATGCTGAAATTAGATTGCTCGGGCTGAAAGATAAAATTGCGGCATCAGAAGGGGAAGATTCAGAGATTATGGAATACTTCCTCTGCAATACAAAGCTCGATTTGGAATATGTTAATAACTCTGACATGACATTTGTTGTCAAGGATTATCTCATGTATTTCGATGAAGATATGGCAAAGACAATTATTGATAACAACCGAAGCTATATATATCGAAATTCCAGAAATTTTGATGCAGACGATGTGAAGAAGCTGATGTATGCGATTTTCATTGATCAGACAATCAGGCTGCGATTCTGCTGTGCGTATACACTCCGATTAGGAGAGCGTGTCAGAGGACTAAGCGATTACGATTATAATGAAACCTATAGTACATATATGCCAAATCCACATATCGACAGATATAGTTGTCTGGGAAATTACGAACGAACAATGAATGAAAGACTTAGAGATAATGATGCTATTGGAGCAATAGAATTATGTATTTCTTCGTGTAAGAGTCTGAATTTCAGCGACAGTACGGTTATGGAAACTTTCATGGCTCGCATGACTGGAGAACATGGATACAGACATAATAAATGTATTGAACTCCCGGATGGAAGTGTCGTAGATATGAAAGGCGCTATTGCGTGGATGAAAGAACAGGAAGACGGTGCTGAGCAGAAAGAAGAAACTACAGAAAATGAGCAGGAAGTTCTTGAAAGACCGGAATATGCGGCAGATATAGTTGAAGAGCCAATCGAAGATGATGTTGATTTGCCGGATGATGACGAATTTGAATTCTAAGGAGCGTTGAATTATGAGTAAAATGATAAAATTACCACAGGATATCCTTGATCAGTACACAAAGGAGTTTTATGAAACTTTAAGATCAGGAAAATTTCCAGATGGGAAAGTTAATTTTTCCAAGACATTAGGGACTGTTGATAGGAAAGCAACAGTCCTTTTTACAGAGTTGGCATGGCAGAAAATGCAACTCCTTATCAGGGAATTTAACGATGAGGTAGCATGGCACGGCATCGCAACAAGATGTGAAGAGAAAGATACATATCTCATTTCTGATATTTTGGTGTATCCACAGGAGGTTACAGGAACTACTGTTACTACAGATCAGGAAAAATATCAGATGTGGTTAATGGGGCAGGAAGACGATATATTTAATAACATTAGAATGCAGGGGCATTCTCATGTGAATATGGCAACCAGCCCATCCAGTGTGGACTTAAATCTATATGAAAGCATTCTGGATCAGCTCAGTGGTGATATGTTCTATATCTTTATGATTTGGAATAAGAGCGGGAGCAAAACTGTAAAAATTTACGACCTCAGAGAGAATATTCTATTTGAGACTTCCGATGTTACTGTATCCATTAAAGATGTTGGTGATATGTCTGGATTTTTAAAAGAAGCAAAGGAATTGGTGCAGAGAAAAACATATACACCTACATATGGCGGAAATGGATATCCGTATTCAGGATATAGTGGATATGGGGGTTATGGAGCTAAGAAAAAAGATGAAAAGAAAGACGCGACAAGCCTGGGAAAACACAAACCCCTTACGTCAGAAAATAAAAAAAGCAAAGGACGTAAGGGGAAACGTAAGAAAGGAAATAAATCTACTAAACAAGTAACATTAGATGATTACTTCGGATTATCAACCCAAGACGTCGATGGATATGATGACGCAGATCTTGACGGTCTGAGCGAGTATGAGGATGAATATTGGCGACGTAAATATGGTTTCGATTGCTAAGGTGGTGAGATAAATGACAAGAGATGATTTTCAAAGAGACGTAAGCAGCTGGTATGATCTGAGAGCATTCTGTAATGAATATGGGTGTTCGGTATGCGAAGATGTATATTCGCAAGAAGAAATGGACGAAGAGATTGATTCAAATCTGGTACAAATGGCGAGAGATGCGAGTGACTGGCAGGAACTTTATTCTAAACTCGAGGATATACCAGATGGGTATGATTATTATATCAAAAATGAAGATGGCGAATTTTCAGGTGCTGATGATTATGACTTTGATGATTATAAGTCTAATGCTTTTGATTGGGGTGAAGACGAGGGCATCTTTGAGGATGAAGAGGAAGAAGACGATGACTACGAGGAAGAACTCGAGGAGACAGATGAGCATTGTGACCCAGATGACGAGTACGAGGTCGGCAATGAAGATATTCCAATTGCAGATCTTTTCATAATGCCGAAAAACGGAGATAGAGGAATTTATAACGTATAACACAAGGAGGACAATATGGATTTAAGTAAATCATATGAATTTTTTCAGCCAGAGAAAGATACAGCAAGAATCCACATCGTAGGATGTGGATCTGTTGGCTCAACAGTCGCAGAGAATCTTGCAAGATGCGGAGTGACCAAAATGACATTGTGGGATTTCGATAAAGTTGAACCTCATAATATCGTAAATCAGATGTTCAATCAGAATGATGTTGGCAAATTAAAGGTAGATGCTCTGAAGGATATTTTGACAGATATTAATCCAGAGATCGCAGATAAAATTGAGGTTAAGCCAGAAGGATGGCAGGGAAAATTGATGTCTGGATATATCTTTTTATGCGTAGACAGTATCGAACTTAGAAGAGAGATTGTTGAAAAGCATATGGATAGCCCGTATGTAAAAGCGGTATTTGATTTTAGAACACTGCTTGAAAGCGCACAGCATTATGCAGCTGACTGGTCTGATTCCAAAATGAAGGAAGATTTATTGAACTCGATGCAGTTCTCACATGATGAAGCTAAGGATGAGACACCAATATCCGCTTGTGGTGTTACACTTGGTGTAGCGACAACAGTAAGATTGATTTCAGCTCTCGGTGTGAACAACTACATCAATTTCGTAAAAGGCGATGGAATCAAGAAAATGATTATTATGGACGGGTTCAAATTTGACCTGTTGGCGTTTTAGCCATGAGGGATAAGCAAAGAATCGACCTATTCTGCGAAATTTTATCGACTGCGTGGAAAAGAGTACCAGACATGAGATTCGGTCAGCTAATGTATAACTTCTTTCACGACGAGTATAACTCTGATCCATTTTATATAGAAGATACAGAACTGATTCGTAGCTTCCAAGCATATGTCGATAAAATCAGCAAAAATATGCATTCAAGATAAATAAACCGCCACATTTGGTGGCGGTTTTTATAAAGAACGTGCAATGATATTTATCTCTTCGAGATAGCTTCTTACTGTTAGTGGAAGTAACAACTTGAGCAGTGGGACAACACCACGGAAATAGAAGGCGGGACATGCATCTCCTCCAGAAACACAAAATGGGATAATACATAGAAACCGTCATCTTCAGGAATAAAGAACAAACGTATTGATAATCAACGGATTACAGGTCAGCCAAATAAAAGTTGATCAGGAGGAGACTCCGCGAGATACAGCTATACACACATTAGATTGCAAGGTTCTTGAAAGGAGAAAGTATGTACTATATTACTGTAAAGCAGCCTCCGTCATACCATCAGATGACATTAGAAGAGTTCCTTTTTGGAGGCAATACGCAAACTAGACTAATAAATGAAAATCTTACAAATACAAGGACATATGAAGTAGAAAATATAAGCGAAAGATTTCTTCAGCTTGTAAATGTTGATAAACTTATCGAAAAACTTATATGGTTCAATGAAAGAACAGATTATCTGAGAGAAAAGCCTAGACGTGATTGGTATTATGAGTTCCATATACCAAAAAAGAGCGGCGGACTTAGGAAGATTGATGCCCCAGAACCAGAATTAAAAGAGGCGCTCAGTACTTTAAAAACTATATTTGAAGTAGATTTTCAGGCGCTTTATCACACATCGGCTTTTGCTTACATTCACAAAAGATGCATTATAGACCTGCTGAAAAGACATCAGGCGAATGAAAGCAAGTGGTTTGAAAAATTAGATTTATCAAACTTTTTTGGCAGTACAACGATGGAATGGGTATTACAGATGTTTTCAATGGTATTTCCTTTTTCAGAAGTGCTCAAAGACGAAAGAGGTAGGGCAGAATTCACAAAGGCTATTGAACTTGGATTTTTGGACGGCGGTTTGCCACAAGGGACGCCGTTATCTCCAATAATCACTAATATTATGATGATTCCGGTTGATTTCGAGATAGCAAGAACATTAAGAGAGTATAATCATCAGAGGTTTGTATATACAAGATATGCTGATGATTTTCAGATTTCATCTAAATATAGTTTTAGCTTCACAGAAATACAAGATGTAATTGTGTCCATCTTAAAGAATTTCAAAGCTCCATTTACAATAAACAGTGCAAAAACAAGATATGGTTCTTCGGCAGGACAGAATTGGAATCTTGGTCTTATGTTGAATAAAGATAATGAAATTACAGTAGGGCATAAGAAAAAAAGACAATTTCAAGCAATGCTCTCTTCGTATGTTATGGATAGGAAGAATGGAATTGCTTGGGATAAGAGTGACATTCAAACAATGGAAGGATATCGAAACTACTATCGAATGGTTGAACGAGAGAAGATTGATGGAATCGTAAAACATTTAAGTGATAAGTTCGGAGTAGATATCGTAAAGGCAATTAAAGAAGACCTTGCGGCTTAGGCTGTGTGGTCTTCTAATAAATTGACCAAATAATTAAAATAAAATCTATGCAATGAAATTACTGTTTTACAGTGCTTCTTACTGTTAGTGGAAGTAATAACTTGATAAGGAGAAGAACATGGAACCAAATAGACGACGCAGCGTGCAGTCCAGGATCCGTCGCTTCCCAAAACTATAACAACAAAATCAGAAAGAATCATCCATTGATAATCAATACAATTTCACACAGAAATAGGAAATCTAACCACCAGAAGGACGATCACCCGGATGAGAAATAAAAGCCCACATACACTAGATTGCATAGAAATGTACAATGAAATTATATCCTTTGGATATGCTTCTAGCCGTCGGCGGAAGTGACAACTTGATAAGGAGATGGAGGACAGAAGACCACGGGCTCTGGAGCCAGAAACGACAAAATCGGATCCGAATTATATGAATAACACATCGGGATTCAATTGTCAACAAGCATAATCAATTGAATATCAATGAAATCTCAAAAACAACAAGTCCCGAAACGCACATCTCAGATCTCCAGCAGCTCATCTGCAGCTTTAGAGCACATCACCATTACATATTAGATTGTACATTGTTTTTTGGATAAATAATATTAAGGAGGAATCTATGTATATTAACACAAGTATTAACACAATTAAAATTCCAAGAAAATTTAGTAACTCTACTCCAAATGAAGACAAGATGGAATCTTGTAGAAGATTCTATAAAGCTAACGGGATACTAGATAGAGACATCATTGTAGATGAAAATATGGAATTAAAAGATGGATATATTGGTTATCTAGTTTTGAAAGAAAATAATGCATCGGTAGTAGGAGTTGACCAAAGAACAACTGGAAAGACAGTTATTGTATACGGGGTTCATCCGGGCGTAGCTAAGGAATACTGCTGGAAAGTTGTTGAAGAAACGGAAGATAAGCAGAATCTTAGAGTCGGAGCACATGCTGTAGTAAGAACAAGATTCGGTGATACTGAAATTCTCGTTACGAGAATTGAGCATATAACGAAAAGAAAGAAGAGACAAATGGGACATGTAAAAAGAGTTGTAAGATGCCTGATGGAGTAGCTACATGAGATGTGTTTATTTAGAAAAGAAAGAAATACTTTCAAAGGAAGATATGCGTATTCATACGGCTAATATCTGCAGAAATAAAAAATCTGAAAAATACAAAATGTTTAGCATTGACAAAGCATACATATGTGGAAATTGTTTGCATCATGCTAAAGAACTGGAGGGATAAATGAATTACTACATATCAGATACTCATTTTGGTCATAAGAATGTAATTCGGTATGACAATAGACCATTTGATTCAATCGAAGAAATGGATGAAGCGATGATTCAATTATGGAACGAGACAGTTAATGATGCTGATGCTGTATATATTCTTGGAGATTTTAGCTGGTATAAAGAGGATAAAACAGCATTAATCTTAGGAAAACTTAAAGGTCATAAAATACTTATTAAAGGGAACCACGACCGTGTGTCTAGCAAGGTAGCAAGATATTTTGACAGAGTTTGCGATTATGCAGAAGTCAAAGATAACGGTAGAAAAGTTATTATGTCGCACTACCCAATGCCGTTCTGGAATGGTCAACATAGAGATACGGTACACTTGTATGGTCATGTACATAATTCAAGTCAATATAATTACTGTCTTAGCATAGAAAAAGAACTAAGACAGTTACAGGATATACCAATGAGAATGTTCAATGTTGGGTGTATGATGAAATACATGAATTATATGCCTAGAACATTGGATGAAATTTTATCTAATGGAGGTGACATAGATGGACAGAAGTAGTTTTAATCCACAAGTGGGAGATGACGTGAGAATTAGATCGTGGGATGATATGGTCTCTGAATTTGGATTAGATGACGACGGGAATATACCATGTAGATTTTCTTTTGTAGGATATATGATGGATATGTGTGGTCGGGAATTTACTATCACAGATATAAGTGATGGAAGATACATAGGATATCCAGAAGGAGATGCATCTATATCCATTGATATGATTGAGCCGGTACCCGATGATGAAGTTGCTGCTGAGGAATTAGACGGTTTTTTAAGTGAAATTAAAATTATCAAGACGGAGGATATGTCATGAAACTTATAGTAATCACTGGTCAAGAAGGTGCTGATGCGGATGGTTTACTCAGACAGGTTATTGCTGATAATGGGTATTCGTATAGCGAAGCTCCAAGAATGGTTTTTCCAGAAAGATCTAATTTGCTTTACCATCCGAGAAGTCTTTACAACAATGTAAGGAAGGTTGTTAGAGACCATATTGATAATGATGAGGATTTGTTTGTGGTGACATTTTCTGACTATACGATGTATGGCGTGAGAGCAGAGATAAGACAAGCTGGTTTCGAAGGGGCTATGTTATATCAGGCAGAGTCAGGCGGAGGTTTTGTGATATCTGAGATAGATAGTAATGGAAAATGTAGATATATTAACGGAGTGTTTGATGTTTTGAGAGACGCGCTCAACGAAGTACTTGGATGGTAAAAAGATATTATTGCATATAATGCATTAGTATACTCACAATGAAAATGGATTGTTTCTTAGCGAAAGTAAAAATACGATAGTAATACATAATAACAATCACTCCTGCTGTTAGCGAGAGTTCGACAATGGTTCTTGCATCTCAGAATTTGATCAGTCTTAAAAAAGACTATTAACTGCGTTAATATTCAATTTTAAGACTAGATAAAATTACTTCGATGGCATGGCTTAGCATACGCTAATCAAAGCGCACCACATTGATTACGCATACGGATTGTGAGTAAATATAAGGAGGATTTTGAATGAAAGCAATTAACTTAGGAGATAACACATACAGCATTTTTAGTGATGCGATGAGAGTATATGAGAAACTTCCGGCGCAAGTATATATCGTAAGGTTCTCAGAAACACGAGGATTCTTTTTGGAAAAATACAATGATATGAATATAAAGGAATCGAGAGTTTATGGTATTCATGAGGAAAAAGTGAACAAAGTATTGAGTATGTTTGAGAATCAAGATCGAAATCTTGGAGTAATCTTGAGCGGAGATAAGGGAATTGGTAAATCGCTATTTGCTAAAATGCTTTCGAGCGCTGTTATTCAGAGGGGCATTCCAACAATCATAGTAGATAGATACGTGCCGGGAATTGCTTCTTATATAGAAGATATTGAACAGGAAGTAATGGTGCTGTTTGATGAATTTGATAAGACATTTGGCGAGGTGAAGTCAAAAGACGGAGAAGCTTCTCCGCAAGCGAATCTGCTGTCGTTATTCGACGGGTTATCATCAGGAAAAAAGTTGTTTGTAGTGACATGTAATGAACTACGAAAATTAAATGAATATCTCATCAATAGACCCGGCAGATTCCATTATCATTTCCGATTTGAATATCCGTCAGCGACTGAAATTCGTGAATATCTGCAGGATAAGCTTGATGAGGAATATTACGAAGAGATAAATGCAGTCGTGTCATTCTCGAATAAGGTTAGATTGAATTACGATTGTTTAAGATCAATTGCGACTGAATTAAATACAGGGATTCCATTTTCAGAAGCAATTAAGGATCTCAATATTATAAATACAGAACTGCAAATGTATAATATTGCACTTAGATTCAATAATGGTGTAGTGTTTAGAGCACAGAATATAAGTATGGATATGTTCGGAGATGACGAAGACAAAACAGTCTATATGTATGATAAACGCGGAAGAAATGTTGTTGATATCACATTTAAACCATGTGATGCTATTTACGACACAATGAAATTTGCTCATGTAATTATTCCTGAGAATCTTAAAGTTGAGTATTACTTTAAAGATGGAGACGATAAATACGACTATGAGGACGATAAAGCAATGGAAGAAGCAATCCGCGAGGCTGGTGTAGAATGCGTGGTGATCAATCGTAGGGATTCGAGAGGTATTCATTATAATGTATAAATGGTGGAAAGTATATGAGTTATAAAGATATATATAAATTACAATCTATTAGCGGGGCGAAAGCAAAATGTGATTTTATCAAAAGTCATGATGAAGATACATATTTTAAAAGGTTCCTATATTTTGCACTTAATCCGCTAATTACATACAACATATCGAAAAAATCATTAGATAAGCTGATGTCTGGCAATAATGCTGACGGTCAAAAGCTTATCTTTTTTAATGATATTTTTGAATGTTGTGAGTATCTGTCAAGACTAAGGAGTATGGATGATGCAACTTTGAGGCAGATAAAAACGCTTTTAGATATGAAGTATCCGGATCAGGAAGAAAAAGAGCTGTATATGCAACTCTTATCTAAGACAGTTCGACTCGGAATTACAGGAAAGACAATCAATAAGATTATTCCGAATCTTATTCCTGAGTGGGAAGTGCAACAGGCGTACCCAGTTGACAAATATCCGTTAAAAGTTGGAACAGAGTTTTGGCTGACACAAAAACTTAACGGGGCGAGAGCAACCTTATATGAGGGGCAATTGCTTGCAAGAAGCGGTATGCCATACAAAGGGTTAGAGCATATTACGGATGCTCTCTCGTGGCTGAGGGTCGCCGGATTTGTTGCAGACGGAGAATTGACACTCAAGGATAAAGGAAGTCTGAGTGATAATGAAGCATTTAGAGTTGCAACAGGTGTTTTGAATTCAGATAGTGTTAATAAAACGGTGATTTGCTATACGATTTTTGACATGATTCCGGTAAAAGACTTTGACGCATTAAAGCCACAGGTTACATATAAATATCGAAGGGATATTCTTAATCAGTTTGCAGAGAGAATCGCAGACACAGATGGAGCTGTAAAGGTTCTTCCAGTTCTGTATCATGGCACAGATCAGTCAAAAATTGAAGAATTATTAGAACAGATGGTTCGAGAAGATAAAGAAGGACTGATGATTAACACAGATGCTCCATACCGAAGAACAAGGCATAAAGGAATTCTGAAAGTAAAGAGATTCTATACTATGGATTTACCGATTATCCGTTGCGAAGAAGGAACTGGTAGATTATCTGGTACATTAGGAGCGTTTGTGCTGAAATACAAAGAGAACGAGGTGAAAGTAGGATCTGGCTTTACGGACGAACAGAGAGAACAGTTCTGGAATAACCGTGATGATATGGAAGGATTGCTTTGTGAAGTAAAATACAAAGAAATATCTCAGGACAAGGGAACGGGGCTTGAGAGTTTACAGTTCCCGGTATTTGTCGGAATCAGAACTGATAAGACGGAGGTAAGTTATGGGTAATTACAGAGTTACAGGAGAACCTATCAATTTTGTTGGAATACAAACAGGTCTTTAATACGAAGATATGAGTGAATGAATTTTAAATAGAGAGGACAGAATTGTGATTGCAAAATTCATTGGTACAACCTCTATGGGGTTTATACATGGACGCTTGTATAGCATATATACGAATATTAACCCAATTTTGCGATCTGGAGTATTCCAAGGATATTGCATTTGTCTATATGACATGACTAGCACGGCGTGGTGTCCTTACGGATCATTGGAAGCATTGTTACAAAATTGGGAAATCATTAAAAAATCATAACTGAGGAGGTGATGTCTATGATTGGCATTGTTATCTGTACATTTATCGTATGCGTTGCTGTGGTTATATGTGTATTAGGAAGGTTTAATCGGAGCTATTGTCACAGCTATCGTTATGATTGCGGTGGTTATAGGAGTAATTATGTGTGTTGAAAAGATTCCAGTTGGATATGAGGCTGTTGTGTATAACATCAACGGTGGAGTATCTGGCGAAACTCTTGCAACCGGATGGCATGTAGTATCTCCGACTAAGAAAGTAAAGAATTTCACGATCAGTAATGAGCAGATTATCCTGAGCAAAGATAGTCGTGAAGGCAGTGAAGGAGACGATTCATTCAAAGTGTCAACATCTGACGATGCTATGCTTGCCATTAGTTTCCAGATGTCTTATAGATTCAACCCAGAAACTCTTGTGGATACATATAAGAAGTTTAAAGGTATGGATGGAGAGGCTATCGTAAATAGCAGAGTAAAAACTGTTCTGAAATCAAAGGTGTCTGAGGTTACAACAGACTATTCAATGATGGATATCTATTCCGGAAATCGTAGTGAGATCAACAATAAGATTACAGAATATTTGAATAATGCATTCGAGAAGGAATATGGCATTCAGGTATTAGATGCAAGTATTATTGATGTTCATCCAGATGATAAGCTGAAAGAATCGATTGACAATAGGGTAACGGCATTACAGCAGAAACAGCAGGCACAGGTTGAACAGGAGACAGCAAAAGTACAGGCTGAGACAGCTCTTATTAAAGCGCAGAACGAAGCCGACATTAAAGTAACTGCTGCAAAGGCAGAAGCTGAGGCAAATCAGTTAAAATCAGCAAGCCTTACACCGGAACTTATTCAAATGACAGAAGCAGAAGCGCGTCTGAAGCATGGATGGGTTACGGTACAGGGAACAGATGCAACGGTCGTAGATGCGAACGGTAAATAATTAAAAAAATATCGGCTACTATATATAGGAAATTTTCCTCAAGAAATCGCAAGTATTAGTAGCCGATGACTAAAGATAGGTGGATTTATGAATGATGCAATGAAATTTATATGTCGGCTTACCTCGAATGGAGCAAATCAAGGTGCTATTGACTCATTTTCTGGGTCTAATAGCTACTGGTTTGCTTCTATTTTATTCAAGAGATTTATTAGAAATAATGCAACCATCATGTTTGATCCAAAGAGCAAATGTTTTGGAACACGTATAGGAGGGAAAGTATACGACATCACAGGAGATGTTACAGAGAATCACAGGTGGATTTCGTGGTTGGAATATTCAAATAAACAATCAAAAGAGAAAATTATAAAAGAAAATATCATGTTTTAAACCGTAATGATATTACTGCTTTGCAGTGCTTCTTACTGTTAGTGGAAGTAACAACTTGAGAAGGAAAGGAGGAAACGCCTCCAGCATGGCAGGCGCTGCCGCATCCGGATCAAACCCAGTAGACTCAATTGGAAAATTGATATACACAATATAACATATTGAAAATCAATAACCTCCACACCAAAAGCGAGTCCCCAGACATGCGGAATACCGGCGATGAATTACAGGCTACCGTATATTAGATTACAGTTTAAACAAAGAAAGAAGGAATAACATATGGATGAGAAATATCTTATTTTCATGACAACTGTGCTCGTTGCGACACAGTTAATAAGAATCACACAAAATTTCGTTCAGCTTGTACGACAGAAAGAAGGAGCAAAATGAGTAGAGATAATACGTGCCTTTTCTGCAACGAATCAATCCCGGAGGGAAGAATGGTGTGTCCGGTGTGCGAGGAGGCATTGAGAAATATTCCTGCTGGAAAATATACCAAGAAATCATTCGTTGCTAGATTGAAGATGGAGGTAAAGAAATTGTTTAAAATCGCATAGGATTTTGCCCGGTTGAGATAACATACCACGGCTGTGAGTAGCGGTCGTACTCCAAGGTGGATATATAAGATGATATGTTGTGGTTGGTGCATATTATTTTTTTATATATCTGGGCGTAAAAGAAATAGAGGTTAGGTAGTGTTGCACTATCGAAGCGAAACGATGAGCTATCGCGAGGCGTAAGGCATTGCCTCAAAAGAGTCGTTATTCCTTCTATGACTCTGAAATACCTTGGTAAGCTAAGGCGGGAAACACTAATCCCCCTGCTCCCCGGTAAGAAAGACTGAAAAGACTATCGGCAACATACTTGACATGTTGTTGTAGTTAGAATATCGCCATGCGTAAAGGTGTTGGGTGAGGTCGGGAGTGGAGTTACTTATGCAATAGATTTGAAAAGAATAAACATATATGAGGTGAAATCATGAGAGTTTTGTTGTTATTAAGAGGAAGTGCTGGATGCGGGAAATCAACATGGATTGAACAGAATGGTTTAAAGCAGTATGCATTAGCTGCTGATGATATCAGAATGATGTGTTCAAGTCCTCAGATGATGCCAGACGGAACACATGCAATCAATCAGGCAAATGACGGAGTGGTGTGGAAGACACTGTTTAATATTCTGGAAACTAGAATGAGAAATGGGGAGTTTACAGTAATTGATGCCACAAACTCCAAAACAGCAGAGATGAATAGATACAAGAAGATGTGCGACGACTACAGATATAGAATGTATTGCGTTGATTTTACTACAATTCCTATTGAAGTCACAAAAGAAAGAAACCGTGGACGGCAGGAATTGAAAAGAGTACCGGAAGAAGTAATCGATAAGATGTATGCGAGATTTGAGACACAGAAAATTCCATCAGGAATCAAGGTTATTAAGCCAGATGAGTTAAACGCTGTATTTATGAAGAAATTTGATTTGAACCAGTACAAGCGCATTCATCACATTGGAGATATTCATGGATGTATGACTGCGCTGGATACATATTTCGAGATGAATGGAGGTTTTAAAGATGATGAGTTTTATATTTTCTGCGGAGATTATACAGATCGCGGCATCGAAAATGCTGATGTCCTGAAATTTCTCCTTTCAACCTGCGATAAGCCGAATGTTTTACTGCTTGAGGGAAATCACGAACGGTGGTTATGGGACTGGGCGCATGATAAAGTAAGTAATTCAAAGGAATTTGAGTTCCATACAAAAGCCGAGATCGAAGATGCTGAAATCGACAAGAAGTTAATCAGAAAGCTTTACAGAAGAATGGGACAGTGTGCTTACTACGAATTTCGTGGAAAGACAGTGCTTGCCACACATGCGGGTTTGAGTTTTATCCCGGATAATTTAACCACAGTTGCCACAAGTCAGATGATTAAAGGTGTTGGAAGATACAATGACGCAGAACAGGTCGCATCTACATTTGCTGAAAAGATGGGTGATGGATTCTATCAGGTTCATGGTCATAGAAATACCAAAGGTCTTCCAGTGAAAGTCAACGATCATGTCTTCAATCTTGAAGGAAGAGTCGAGTTTGGTGGAAATCTCAGAGCAGCTATTCTCGATAACGATGGGTCTTTTGTTCCTGTTGAGGTACAGAATACCGTATTTAGAGAACCAGAGAAGTTAGAGTCTAATGCGGATTCTGTCGGGGAATGGATTTTTGAATTACGTCGCAACAAACACATCAAAGAAAAGCAGTACGGAAATATTTCATCTTTCAACTTCACCAAAACAGCGTTTTATGATGGTATTTGGGATTCTCAGACTACAAAGGCGAGAGGTTTGTATATTGATATTCCAAAGCAGAAAATAGTAGCCAGAGCATATGATAAGTTCTTCAATGTGAATGAACGACCAGAGACAAAACTTGAAATGCTGCAGGATAAACTGTCATTCCCGGTGAGAGTGTATGTTAAGGAGAATGGATATCTTGGAGTTGTTGCAAATAATCCAGAAACAGGAGAACTGTTTGTAACTACGAAATCCAATCCGGAAGGATTATTCGCAGAATGGTTTATGGAGGCGCTTCAGAAACAGCTCGGAACAGAAACACTCAACAAGGTAAATGAGTATTCAAAAGAGCACAATGTATCCTTCGTGTTTGAAAACGTAGATATGGAACGCGATCCACACATCATCAAATATCCAGAAAGTAAAGTATTTCTTCTTGATATTGTGGTAAACGATATGAATTTCCAGAAGCTGAATTATGAGGATATGTGCAATGTTGCTGACTCAATGAACATTCCTCACAAAGAGCTTGGTTATGAGATTGATACATGGCAGGAGTTCTTTGATTGGTATAACGAAGTAATGGCAGAAGATTATAGATACAATGGAAGACTTATTGAAGGATTTGTTGTAGAGGATTCGAATGGATATATGGTCAAGCTGAAATTAGCATACTACCATTTTTGGAAGTTCATGAGATCTATTGCTCATGAGGCAATTAGAAAAGGATATATTGATCCAAAAAGAACGGCTGCACTTGTAACGCCTGTTGCAAATCAGTTCTATGCCTGGGTGAAAACACTTCATGATTCGGAAGATTTGGACAGCGTTCCGAGGGATATCTGCACACTGAGAGATATGTTTTACGAATCAGATTCAGGCAAGAAATTCAAATATGAATAGGAGATGATTATTCATGACGGTAGTTATTGTCGGAGCGGTTTGTTTCGGTGTCGGTCTTTTGACCGGCGTCGGACTTGTTTGTCTAGTCAGTATAGACAGAGTAAACCGTGAGAACAATTGATGAAGAATTTAGATAAAGGAGGACAATTATGAATTTAAAAGAAGCGTTTAGATACCAGAATTTTTTGGATAGAATTTTTGGAGCAGCTTGTGTTAGTATTGAGAAAAGAGACCACTGTCTAACTCAGACAAGAAATCATCTTTATAATAAGGTGAATCCAGATATGGAAAATGTCAAAGAAGAGGTCAAAACAGAAGAAGATTTCTTTGCGAATGATGATGTGATTCAGGCGATGTTATTTCTAATTGAAGAAAAGGAAAAGCTTTCAATTGCAATCAATAAAGCAAAGGAATCCATTGATATGGATATTGATGCTGCGGTGTCTGTTAATAAGTATAGACAGTTGCTTAATAAGTCCGTTGCTTTTATGATGCGATTAAACCCAGGCACTCGAATCGAAACAGGAATCGCACAGAAGTTCAATTCAACAGGTGATCCAGTAGATTATAAATATGATGTAGAGGTTACGAGTGTCGAAGCCTATGACAGAAAAGCTGCAAAGAAGATTATGAAAAAAGTAATCTCGGAGGCAGACAAAACATCAGCAGCTATTGACTTTGTAAAGGTAAACACTACAGTCGATTATACACCTGTATTCGATGTAAATGATTCATTTGAAGATGTGATGAATACATTTTTGGAGATGCAGGGAAATAAAGAACAGAAGTAGGGAGCCATCGGCTCTCTGATTTGGGCAGTAATTTAGGACGGTATAATATCAGTGTCTGACAGTACATAACTGTTAGTCTTCAGCGATGGAGACTTATAATGCAGGAAACATCTTTTAGATGTTTACAATAAATCTAAGTAAAAGAATATTGAATTTCTAGCGAAATTTGACTGGTTTCTCCAAATGTTTTGCTATGCGTTACATGCCATAACACGATAAATTCATAATCATATAACACCAATATATAGCATACATCATGCATTAAGTATTTGCCATGCGACACAGATATGCTATTTTCTTTCAAAGGATAAAGGATATTGAATTTAATTTAGTTAAAGACACATATGGTAAATAAAAATTGAAAACATGTACGATTATTTGGTTATAATGACTGATAATGGTATTTTTGCAATTTTTGGTTGCGTAGCTCATAGAGCATTTCTGATATTCATATTAGAATAAATTGCTGTTCAAATCAGGGAGCTGATAGAAAGAGGTATATAATATGGAAACATTTGTAGGTGTTCAATTGAAGTCCGATTCAACATTAGCCTATTGGTTCTCTGTCCCGGAAGAGTTGCGAGAGGATATCCGCATGGGTTGCAACGTGATATGTACAACTGTAAGAGGAAACCCAGAAGGAAAAATTGTGAAGATTCTTGATGGAATAAGCAACAATGATGCTTTGAAGATTATACCGGAGCGGTACTTTCCTTTAAAAGAAATTATAGCTGTTTCAAGACAGTATGATCTCAAAGATATTTATATTCCGATGGAATTAGAGATGGTGTCGATTAAGCCAGAGGATATAGCAAATCGTATGAAAGAATTTTATGATACAGGTAGATTTTCAAAAGTAATTGTGAAATCTGGTGGTCAGTTAGTTGATGGATACGATGCCGTTCTTGTGGCGAAAATGTTTGGACACGATTCGATACTGGGATGGACGTTAAAATTCGACGCATGATAGGGGTGATAAAGTGATTGATGCGTGTTTGCAATTGATTGTATCAATTATAGCTTTACTATGCATAATCTTGGTAATTAAGGCTATATCAAACAATCCAGATGCAAGATGTCAATATGGCAATTGTGATGAATGCCCGTTCCCTAGATGCAGAAAGGAGATGCGCAAACATGGGCGTATACATAACAGGAGATTGCCACGGAGAATGGCAAAAACTCATTTATTATAGCAGATGCAAAAATCTCACTGACAAGGATTTTATTATTGTATGTGGAGACTTTGGGATTTGGAATGATTCTGACGGATACGAGACGATGAAATTAAATATGTTATCTAAAATTAAACCAATGGTAGTGTTCGTTGATGGAAATCATGAAAATTTTGACAGACTTTATAGTGATGAATTTGAGACGGTTGATTTTTGTGGTGGTAAGGCGCAGAAAATTAGAGATAATATATATCATCTACTTAGGGGATATGTATTTGAATTCTGCGGAAAGAAATTCTTTGCCTTTGGAGGGGCTAGTAGTCATGATATAGATGACGGTATTCTTAATCCAGATGAGTATGAATGTTGGCATGATTTTATGGAAGTTGTAAATGAGTGGGATAAGAAGAGAATGATGTTCCGCATCAAAGGGATGTCTTGGTGGGAAAGAGAACTCCCGACAGAAGAGGAAATGAATTTTGGAAAAGAGATGCTTGTTGAAAATGATAATGAAGTTGATTTTATCATTTCACATTGTTGTCCGCAACAGATTGCAGCTCTGTTTTCTCATGGCATGTACAAGCAAGATGCGCTGACAAATTATTTCGATGAGATTATGGATAATACGAAGTTTACCCGGTGGTATTTTGGTCATTACCATGATGACAGAACTATTATGGGTAAATTCATCATGCTATATGACTCATTTGAAAGAGTGGTGTAGGATGGAGATTAAAATTAGTAGCGGAAATTCAAAGCTTGGCAAGATTCCAAGCGTATCGTTACCAGCAGGGATTACCTGTAGAAATGATTGTGAATGCAGCAAGAAGTGTTATGCGAAAAAGCTGGAGAGATTACGGAGAACCGTAAGAGAAGCATATCAACATAATTACGATTTGCTGAAAAATAAACCAGATGTGTATTGGAGAGAGGTCGAGGCGTCAATTATGATGTCTCGATTTTTTAGATTCCATGTTTCTGGAGATATCCCTGATGAGGAGTATTTGATACATATGATCGAAGTGGCTGAAAGAAATCCGCATTGTGAGATTCTATGTTTCACAAAGAAGTATGAGATTGTAAATAAAATACTACTTTTATATCCGATTCCAGCCAATTTACATTTGATTTTAAGTGGATGGGTAGGATTTAAAATGGAGAACCCTCTCAATCTGCCAGAAGCTCATGTAAGGTATAGAGATGGGACAACAACGGCAAAAGAAGATGCGGTTGAATGTGCAGGCAATTGCACTGAATGTGCGATTACTGATGGCGGATGTTGGTCTTTGCAAAATGGAGAGCAGGTTGTTTTTAATGAGCATTAGGAGGTGATGAAATTGAATAGGGATAAACGTAGAAAATTTATTAAGGAAGCGAAAAAGAAAGGGATCCCAGAGGAGTATATTGATGCTTACCTTACTATGATGAATAGCAATGAGACAAATGACGAAATCAAAGAGAATGAAAAAGTTATGGTGAATGTTGAACGTGTTACATCATCCAAAAATTACGATTCAATGAATGGCAGATATAAAGAATTCATTCAGAATTGTATTGGTCAGATCTTTACAGCTCATATAGAAGACAATGGTCTAATCAGCCTTAAAGAAAATCCAGAATGGTTGTTTTGGGACGGAGATTTAATTAAATGCAGAGGAGATGACGTTTAACTGATAAAATTTGATTATGGAGGTGGTCAAAACGGATGCTGTAGAAAAACTGAAAAAAGAGCTATGCAAATTTGCAAGCAATAAACTACATGCAGACTATGCAGATCTTCTATCAATTATAAGTATCATTGACAAATATAATACTCATGCCGGAGTAATAGAAGGAATTCCAATTGATTGCATTACCATACATAATCGAGTGCTTGCTCTTAGGTACGATGAAAATTACACACTTGATGATGTGAACAGAATATTTGTAAATGTCAGAGATGCAATCAGAGATAATACTACAAGTGTAGTATGTGTGCCAAGTGATATGACAATTCAAACGATGTCTACGGAAGAGTTTGGTAAATTTATACATGAATTATCAGTGGAGTATAGCCAGATGTACAGGCATCCATTTTACGAAGGCAGAGCTTGGAATCGGCTGAATTATGAAGAAATCATGCGTAATTTCCAATTAAATATATAGAGAAATATCGGTCATAAATGATGAGAGTGCAGAAATGTATGTCTCATCATTTTTTTGATAAATAAAAGAAAGGAGAAAACTAATGAATGGATTAAGTAGCAAGGAGGTTTTAGATAGCAGAAAACTTCACGGGAGTAATAAGCTACCGGAACCGAAAATGAAGAAGTGGTATGACTTTGCAAAAGAAGCACTGAGCGAGAAGATCACAATGATTCTTATTGCAATTGCTGTTTTGCAGTTATTCCTCGGATTCATGGGAGTAATGGAACTTTCTGATCCGATCATGATTCTTGTGGTGCTCGCAATCGTAACTGGAATTGCAGTGAAAACTGGTATTGGTGTCCAGAAATCTGCAGCAGAGTTGCGTGCGAAAACAGCTGTGAGGTATTGTGACGTAATTCGTGATGGAAAAGTTCAGACAATTAACAAAGATGAATTGGTAGTAGGAGACCTTGTTTGTGTAGGTATGGGACAAGAGATTTTCGCAGACGGTTACATTGTCGATGGTAAAATTTCAGTTAATAATGCTGCAATCAATGGTGAAACAAAGGAGTGTAAGAAAACTCCAATTGCAGGATACATACATGCCAAAACGACATCAACAGCCGCATATACAAATCCAAACTGTTTATTTGCAGGAACAACAGTAATGGCTGGAGAAGGAAAAATGATCGTCACTGACGTCGGAGTGAATACAGTAAACGGAGATACTATGGTTAAAATGCAGACTCTGGAATCTCCAAAGACAGCACTGGATATTGCACTCGACAATCTGAGTGACTTTATTTCAAAATGGGGAACCATTGCAGCTGTTATTACATTTATTGTACTTACGGCAACAGGAGTTGCAGAAACTGGCATGAGTGAATATTTTGGAGGAAATATTCTTGACGTAGTTCAGAAGATTGCTCAGAACTTTTCTGTAGCATTGACTATTATTGTAGCAGCAGTACCAGAAGGACTTCCATTGATTGTAAAATTGGTAACGAAACAAAATGTTAAGACAATGGAGAAGTTTAACATTTTAGCAAAGAACCCAGGGAAAATTCCAGAACTTGCATATGTAGATATTATTTGCACAGACAAAACAGGTACATTAACAACTGGTGTGATGACTCCGAAAAAGATTATTGATGGATTTGCCGACGACGTGGACACATCTTCTGAACTTTGGAAAAATATTGTATCAAATATCTGTCTGAACAACAGTGCCACATTTGATGGAGATGGAGAGATTACTGGTGGTAACTCTATTGACAGAGCTGTTTTATCACTTGTTAGTTCTGATGAATATGAAAGCGTTCAGAGCGAACTAAAGGTATTAGCTAAACAGGTGTTTAATAGCGCAAATAAATATTCAGCAGTAACATGCTCAGATAACATTTCATATTACAAAGGGGCTCCGGAAAAACTTATTGCGCATTGTACGACAGCGCTTGGCGATGGAATTCAGACATTTACTGATAGCGATAAGGATAGATTGATTGAGAATATCAAGTCTATGACAAGAGATGCAATGAGATGTATTGCTTTAACAAAGGCAGAGGGAACGCTTGTTGAAAACGAAATCCCAAATAATATGACATTTCTTGGAATTATTGGCGTTGTTGATCCAGTCAGAGATGAAGTCCCGGATGCAGTGGCAATGGCGCACAAGGCAGGTATTCAGGTAATTGAGATTACAGGGGATTGTCTTGAAACTGCACAGGCAGTAGCTGCTGAATGCGGTATCTATATGCCGGGTGATTTAGCCATTACAAATGATGAATTTGAATCGATGTCAGACGACGAGGTTAAGAGTATTATTCCACGATTGAGAGTTATTTCCAGATGTTCACCGAACACAAAGCTGAGATTGGTAACTCTTGCACAGGAGATTGGAAAATCTGTGGCAATGACAGGTGACGGAGTGAATGATTCTCCAGCGTTGAAGAGAGCAGATGTTGGATTCGGAATGCAAGGTGGGTCTGATGTGGCGAAAGAAGCGTCAGATATCGTATTGACTGATGATAACTTTGCAAGTGTTGTCAAAGCGGTAGAGCTTGGAAGAACGTTCATGCATAACATTATGATGTTCCTTGAATTCCAGCTCCCAATTAACATTGCACTTTTGATTTTGAGTGTGGTTTATCCAATGATCGCAATGGGAGCGCTGCTTGCATCAGTTCAGATTTTGATTATCAACATTATTATGGACTCTTTGAATTCACTGTCATTTGGTGGTGAGCCTCCAAAAGAGGAGTATATGTCAGAGAGACCTATTAAAAAAGGTTCTGGACTTTTTATTCGAGGAGCAAAAAAACGGATTGCAATTAGTACAGCAGCCTTTATTGCACTGTACGGAATTATCACATTTAGTCCAGTATCAAATATGTTTGCTTCAGATGCTGAATCTATGACAGCAAGATTCGCATTGCTATGTTTTATGGCAGTGTTCAATGGATTTAATATTCGTACTGAACATATGAACTTATTCAAAGGCATTGGAAAAAACAAGCTGTTTGCGTATATTGCAATTGGCATTTTTGCAATGACGGTTATTTTGTGTGATTTTGTAGGAACTCTTATCAAAGCAACACCGCTTGATGTGATGCATTGGTTAGTAATTATTGCAATAGCATTTTTAGTTATCCCAGTCGATCTTGTAAGAAAGGCTGTTGATAATAGAAAGTAAGGAGGTATAAGGAAATGTCAATTAATTTAGTGAAGGGTCAGAAAATTGACCTTACAAAAGGAAATGCAGGACTCAAGAAAGTAGTCTTTGCGCTTGGATGGGATACGAATAGATATGATGGAGATGCAGAATTCGATCTTGATGTATCTGCATTTTTTACAGATGATTCAGGGAAAGTAACAGGAGAACAGGATTTCGTGTTCTACGGACAGCCTCAGCATCCTAGTGGAGCACTTACATATTCCGGAGATAATAGAACAGGGGTTGGCGACGGAGATGACGAAACGATGGTTGTTGAGCTGGATAAAATTCCAGCAAATATCTCTAAGATTAGCTTTGCTACTACTATCTACGATGCTGAAAACAGATTACAGAATTTTGGCATGGTAGACAATTCATACATTAGAGCATATGATGCCGAAACAAATGAAGAATTGTTCAAATATGAATTAAACGAAGACTTTTCTTTGGAAACAGGGGTTGTAGCAGGTGAACTGTACCGTAGAAATGGAGAATGGAAATTCAACGCAGTTGGCTCTGGATTTGCCGGAGGTCTTTCGGCAGTCGGTCGAAATTTTGGATTGGATTTATAAGAAGGGAGTATTTAGATATGTCAGTAAATTTGGTAAAAGGTCAGAAACTTAATCTGTCAAAAGAAGTAGCCGGTTTGAAAAAAGTAATTGCTGGTCTCGGATGGGATGCAGTAAAGCAGGGGTTATTTGGTCATCAGCCAAACATTGATTGCGACGCTTCCGCAATCATCTTAGGTAAAAAAGGAAAGTACAGAGATACTGTTTACTTCGGAAACAGATCTTCGGAACAGGGATGCGTATTCCATCATGGAGACAATCTTACAGGCGACGGAGATGGCGACGACGAACAGATTACAGTAAATTTGGAGAAAATGCCGGATGACGTAGAAAAGGTTGTTTTTGTCGTAAATATTTACGCATGTGAATCCAGAAAGCAGGATTTTGGTCTTATTAAAAATGCCTTCATCAGACTGGTTGATAATTCGACAGGGAAAGAGATTTGCCGATATAATCTTTCTGAAGATTATGCAGGAAAAACTGCTATGGTATTTGCTGAGGTATATAAGAAAGATGGAGAGTGGAGATTTAATGCAATCGGGCAAGGAACAAATGACACAAGTGTCAGCGAACTCGCCAATAGATATAAATAAGGAGAGAAGTATGTCAATATCATTAAGTAAAGGACAGAGGGTTGACCTTACAAAAGGTCGCCCTTCATTAAAAAATATTTTTGTAGGTCTTGGTTGGGATATTAACCATTATGACGGAGAGGCTGATTTTGATCTTGATGCTTCTGCGTTTATGATCAAAGAAAATGGAAAGGTTAGAAATGATGAAGATTTCATCTTTTATGGTAACTTATCACATTCTTCAAAAAGCGTGATTCATATGGGTGATAATCGAACCGGAGAGGGAGACGGCGATGATGAGGTTATCAATATTAAACTTGATCAAGTTCCTATTGATTATGAGACAGTCGCTATTACGGTAACAATTTATGATGCAGAAAACAGACTTCAAAATTTCGGAATGGTTGAGAATGCATATGTCAGAGTTGTAGATGCTGATACAGGAGAAGAACTGATGAAATTTGATTTAAGTGAAGATTTTTCAACCGAAACTGCTTTAGTTGTAGCGGAGGTTTATCGTCATAATGGCGAGTGGAAATTTAAAGCTGTTGGAAGTGGATACAGCGGAGGTCTTAAAGCTCTTTGCGGTCAGTATGGTATTGATGCGGAATAGGAGGCATTATTATGACTAATTTCATGTTTATTGTGATTGTTGTAATCGTGTTGGCTGTGGTTGTTTTGTTCGGAACGGTTTTTGGAAAACAGCTTCGCGTTAAGATGAGAGGAAGAACAGACGAAATGATGAGGCAGGATGCCCAGACACCAGAAGGAGCAAAGGACTATTACAATGCAGCAATCAGAGAAAAGGAAGAATTTTACAATCGGGCTTCTGTGAGTTTTGCAGAAATATCCGGGAAGCGTAAAGCAACGCAAGATGATTTACATCAGGCTAATAAAGATATTATGCAGGTCACTAATAATATGAATGCATGTATCGATGGAAATAAAGATGATGAGGCAATGCAGTATGCAAGAAAGAAATCGACGCTTGAGAATAAAATCAACGTATTGAAGGACACACTTGTGGAAATGAAAGAAGCTGAAGCACATCAGAAAGAGATTATGGAACAGGCGGCTGAAGAACTGCAGAGGCTTAGAGAAGAAAAAGAACAGGTGATTTTTCAGATGGAAGCAGATAGCCAGATAATCGAACTTCATCAGAGCATGGATTCTCTCAGCATGAACAATGAGAGCGAGAGAATGCTGGAAAGAGTTAGGGAGGGAGCAAAGAAAACAAGAGAAAGAGCTGAAGGAAGCAGAATCGCGTATGATTCAAGCTCTCAGGCTGCGGATCGAAGACTCGCTGCTTCTGAAAGAGAAAGAAATGCTCGTCAGATTCTCGAAGAGGCAAGGAGACAGCGAGGAAAGTAATTCCGGTGATAATATGTTCAGAGTAATAATTGCAGGTAGCCGATCATTTGCGAACTACGAAATGTTAAAAGCAAATATGAATCGTCTGTTGCAGAATATCAGTGATGAAATATCCATAGTATGCGGAACCGCAAGAGGAGCAGACAGGCTGGGAGAGAAGTATGCGAAAGAAATGGGTTTCCATGTTGCATACTTCCCGGCAGACTGGGAGCGGTATGGCAAAGCGGCTGGATATATAAGAAATAAAGAGATGGCTCAAAACGCTGATGCTTTGGTAGCATTTTGGGACGGAGAAAGTAGAGGAACAAAATCAATGATAGACCTGGCTAAAGAGTATGATCTCGCTGTCAGGGTTTTAAAATTCTGACGGAGGTAATATCTATATGGACGAAGATGAGTTTGACTATTGCTATGAGTGCGGAGGCTACGGAGATGATTACTCCGTAGACGAGCACGGCGAACTTGTGTGTAATTGTGATACATGTCCGATGAATCCATTTAGAGGTGATTGGGATGATTAACGATAGTGAGATAGAATGATTTTAATATGAGGAGTTAAAGATGCAGAAAGACAAAATTATCTATACGGTTAAACACAGAAAAGCATTCAGAAGAGTAGAGAAAGAACTGCTTGGACATAACACCTTGAGAGGAATCCTTCATGATTTGGATAAGGTGTTTCTGTATATGATTTTTGATTATAAATCAGTGCATAACTGGCATAGGAATCATTCCAGACATCATTCTATTAAGGCAAAGACACATAGTGATTTTGTCCAGATGGTAGTGGACTGGGAATGTGCTAGGTATACAAAGCCGGACAAACTTTTGAATGCAAGGGATACACTTGATAAGTTCTATCCTGAATTAAAAGACAAGGTTTTACCTGTCATTCAGGAACTTGGTTTATAAATTTGATGTTTGATAGGGTAGAGTCACATCTGCCCTATTGATTTTCTACGGCAGACAATAGTTGGTGTCTGTAACGACTATTGTAGAAGACTTTGCTCGGTATATGACTTCTTCAGTGCATGAAAACAGATAAGTGCATTGATAACGAGCGACACTCCAAAAGTCTTGGGTAGTTTTTGAGGAGGGAACCCTTCCGACTTAGGTGATATCGGTATCCGGGTTACGGGAGAATAGTTTGGAGCCTGCAGAAGCGACGTAACCGCGTGACCAGACATAGGAGGAAATGAGCCTCCTACCGCCAGTAAACAGGGCGATAGCTGGATGGATTTTTCGGGGCTGTAAAGGTTTCGACAGGGGTATGAAAGTTATGAATTCGCTAGAGTGATGACTTAATCATCAAACCTTAAATACAAACGCAAACAGACAGATGTTAGCAGTAGCCTAAGTTGCTACACCAAAATACATTGAGATATTGCTGGTAGATGTTGAGGTTCAAAAACAAGCATATTCAGTATACGGTTCCCTGTATATGAATACCTGCATTGGTTGAGATAGTTAAGAACAGGGTGGTGGATGAGAAATCAGTACATGATTCCAAAACAGCGTAAAGATTCATAGTGAGTAGTATTTTTGGACAGGGGTTCGATTCCCCTCAGCTCCATTTGCCTCATTGATCACAGTTACATAGGAGGAGAAATTAAATGAGACAGGGAAATATAATGGTAACATTTGAAATTCCGTGTGCGTATGATAAACCGGATTTGAATGGAACAATTTATACAAAAGACGCTTTGGAGAAAGCGTATAAAGATGTGAAAAACATACCGATAGGAATATATGATGATACAGGAAATTTCGTTCCAATCGGAGTAGCGAAAGATGTTGAACTCGTTGAAGACAATGGGTCACTTCGCGTCAAAGGTGTCGGCATAATCTTTCATGGAGGAACGAATGAGTCAGTAGAAATGACATCCGGTATAGTAACAGGCTTAAATATATCTGCAATTGGGTTTACAACAAAGTGATACTGGGAGAAGGGTGTGGTTATTATGGATGAAAAAGTGATTAGATATCGCAATAGGCACAAGAGGTGTAAATATTGCACATATAAAAGGTTGCAATCATCAATATCTGGGTTAACGCCAGATTATTATACATGTAAAGCTAAGGATAAAATCCTATCAGATTGGAGTGTGGAATATATGCCAAGGATATTTTGTTCGTGCTATCAGATTGACTACAAAAAATAAAGAGGAGATTAAATGATATGAAAACATTGATAAAGTATTTACTAAAAGAAGATACTGTTATTTTCTTTGACGTAGATGGTGTGCTTGCCCCTTATGAATTTGGCGCAAATAGACACTGTATCGACGATGAAGAGTGGGATAGAAAGATGGAAAACGGGGAAGACATGTATGCAACTGTTGCTCCTATCAGGTTGTTTCAACAGTTTATTTCTCAAAAGGGTGTAGATAATGTATATGTTTGTTCAAAAGCTAATCCGGAAGAATATGAATCCAAAATGAAGTTTTGTCATGAAGGATACGGAATCCCGAAGGATCATATTATTATGGTTTCTTCTAAAAATGACAAACTTGCGATATTAAAAGCATTTGCAGATGTTAATTCTATCCCTGAGAGTAAAATTGCAATGGTAGAAGATACAACGCAGACATTAGATATGATTGCAAAAGGAAGTAAGTGCTCTACGATACACGTATCTTCTTTTTTGGATTATAGTCAGGAGGGGTAGTGTGAAAAGAATATTACTGATTATTTGTTTGAGTTCCATATTAGTTACTGGGTGTGGTATGACAGAAGAGCAGAAATCCTGCGACCATAGTTGGAATATAGTGGGCGAAAGTGACAATGTACAGTACTGTAACAAGCATTATACGATTTATTGTCCAAAATGCAAGCTTGAATATATCGATATACACGAATATGAATGGAAAGAGTTACAGCTTGATATGGAATACCACAACAATGAGTAGTTTCAGCTGTAGCGAGAATGGAGGGATGAGATGAACTTGCAACAGATTAAAAGTATGGTGCAGTCAGAGGAATATGCGTTTCTTAAATACAATGAGTACTTGGGAAATAGAATCATCATGTTAGGGCTTGGCGGAAGCCATGCGTATGGAACGAATATAGAAACTTCTGATCTTGATGTTCGTGGATGTACTTTAAACAGTAAAGAAGAGATTTTGACAAACCAGAATTTTGAACAGTTTGTTGATGAGAGAACAGATACCACAATATACGCATTTAACAAATTGGTGAGTTTGCTGTGTAATTGCAATCCAAATACGATAGAGATGCTCGGATTAAAGCCAGAGCATTATTTATATCTATCACCAATTGGAAAAGAACTATTGGATAATAAACAATTATTTCTTTCAAAGAAAGCGGCTCAGTCATTTGGAGGATATGCAACGGCTCAGCTCAGAAGGCTTGACAACAAAACCGCTAGGCTTGTCGGACAGGCTCAAAAAGAACAGCATGTTTTGAATAGTATCAATAATGTGATGGCTGATTTTAATGAAAGATATACACCATATGCAGATGATGCGATCAAATTATACATTGATAAATCAGACAAAGAAGATATGGAATCTGAAATTTATATGGATGTAAATCTTACGAGGTATCCTTTACGAGACTATAAATCCATGTGGTCTGAGATGAATAATGTAGTTAAGGATTATTCCAAAATCGGCAAAAGAAACCAGCACGCGATTGAGCACAATAAGCTTGGCAAGCATATGATGCATCTGATCAGACTCTATATGATGTGCTTGGATATCTTAGAGAACAAAGATATTGTAACATTCAGAAGTAAAGAGCACAACTTACTGATGTCAATTAGAAATGGCGAATATTTGGATGAAAATAGACAGCCAATTCCTGAATTTTTTGAAATGGTTGATGAATATGAGAAGAAAATGAAGTATGCAAAAGAGAATACAGATCTTCCAGAAAAGCCGGATTACAAAAGGATACAGGAATTTGTGATGAGTGTTAATGAAAGAATTGTAAGAGGATTAGCATAGGAGGTGTAGCTTTGGGTGAGATAGTAAGTATCGTAGATGCAAAAAACAAGGTAATTGATTTACAGGCATTACAAAGGAATAAGGTAAAGTCAGCAGCCGGTTTAATAGCTCCTGCGGCAGAAGAAACCCATTGCGAATTAGCCCCAGAACATGCTGCGGAGCCGATTAAAAGTCTTGATGATATCTATGCAATTTCAGAATTTCTCATTTCTAATAAAAGATACAGAGATAATATGCTGTTTATCGTAGGGATAAATTTTGGCTTACGAGTGAGCGATTTAAGAATGCTCAGGTTCTCTAATCTAATCAATGATAATTTCACATTTCGTGATAATTTCCCAGTGTTTGAGAAAAAAACAAGAAATACAAGGAAAAGGAAAAAGAATAGATATATCACAATCAATACCGCCGTTATAGAGGCGGTAACTTTGTATTTGGAGAATACACCAAATGTTACACTAAGTGATTATCTATTCAGGAGCGAATCCAACAGAGGAAAATCATTGAACCAGCCATTATCAAATCAGTCTATTGATAGGATTTTAAAAGGAATAGCTGTTGATTTACATCTAAACATTAGGATAGCAACTCATAGTTTGAGAAAAACATTCTGTTATCATCAGATGGTTATGTCAAACAACGATAGCAGGAAACTTCTTCTGCTACAGAAGATGCTTAATCATTCATCGCCTGCGCAGACGTTAGATTATATAGGAATTACGTCTGAGGAAATTGAAGAAGCGTATAAGGCATTGAATCTTGGAGGACGTACTAGGAATTATTTGGTTGACAGTAATCTTGTCGAGGCTGAAAGTTCGGCAGGTTAAGAGAGGAGGTCACGATGGCATTAGATAAAGCAATCCAGCATGGAAAGGAGCATAGAAAACCGTATACCAGAGGTAAAGCTATTGACCGCACATGCAGGAATCATGGAAGTTGTGATTGGTGCAAGGGCAACAGGTTACATGCTTCTAATGTACAGGAAGAAATTGCAGATGCGAAGTTGGCAGAATATGAGAAAGGAGGAAGTGGATGAAAAAGTGGTTTTATATCATTATGTTGTCTCTGATGATTGTATTTGGGATAATCGGATGCACATCAAAGGATGATGAAACACAGGGTGGTAAGCAAGATGAGGCTACACCAATACATATTACGATTCCAAAAAGAAGACGTGGTGATTTCACAGCAGAAATCGATACCGTGTCTGTCACGGATGAGAACGGAGAGATATTGTTTGAATGTGACACAAAAGGAGAAATTACGATCAAACTAAATGATAGTGTTCTTACGGTTGTCGTTCCAGAACGAAATGACAGCTGTTTTGATAATGGAAAATTAGCAGAATAAGGAGGAATAGGAAATGAAAAATGTACTTATTGTAGTAGACGTTCAGAATGATTTTGTTGACGGTGCTCTTGGAAACAAAGAAGCGCAAGCAATCATTCCAGCTGTGAAAGCAAAGATTGAGAAATATGATAAATACGGTAGAGAGATTCTTTTCACAAGAGACTCACACGATGGGAATTATCTGTACACTTCTGAAGGAAGAAAACTTCCTATTAAACACTGCATTATGGGGACTCGCGGACATAGAATTGTCGATGGTCTTGAAACACATAATAGCAGGCATATTGATAAGCAGACATTCGGATATACTGGATGGGATGAGGTGTTAGACATGCTTGGAAATCCGGATAGCATTGAAATGATTGGTCTTGATACCGACATTTGTGTTGTTGCAAATGCATTGATTATTAAAACATTAAGACCAGATATTGAAATCACAGTAGATGCAGGATGCTGTGCAGGATCGACACCAGAAAAGCATAGAGCAGCACTCGAAGTAATGAAGAGTTGTCAAATTGATGTGATTGGAGAATAAAAAGAAATGATTATTTTGGATGGAACAGAAGTAAATGTAGCGCATTTTCCAGATGGTACTCAGAGAATTATACTAGAAAATTTCCCAAAGATGGAGTGGAGAAATATACACGAAATTACATGGAAATTTGAAAGAGAAGAAGAACTGTCTACTTTAATTTATGTTACGAGACATTTGAGAAACATGCCGTGTATACAGGAAATATATCTTAATTTGCTATATCTCCCAAATGCAAGAATGGATCGTATACATCATCATGAAGAAGTATTCACGCTTAGAGGGTTCGCTGATGCAATTAATTGGTTGCGATTTGATGCTGTGAGGGTTCTTGATGTTCATAGCAATGTTGGAGCAGCTTTACTTAATAATGTGTTGGTATGTACACCGGAGAAGTATTTAAAAGAAGTAATGGAACAGATAGATGAAACCGTACCATTAGTTTTGTATTTCCCAGATGAAGGAGCAGCAAAACGGTATTCCGATTTATTTCCGGGTATGCAGTATTGCTATGGAGCGAAGAAGAGAGACTGGAAGACGGGCAAAATTCTCGGACTAGATATTACGACAAACGGTATTGATTTGCAGAAGCAGACCGTATTGATGATAGACGATATTATAGCATATGGAGGCTCCTTATACTACAGTGCAAAAGAGTTGAAGCGCAGAGGAGTTGATACGATTTATGCTTATGCAACACACACAGAAAACTCTATACTCGATGACGAGAAGGGAACTTTGATTAAGTTATTAGAAGACAATACGGTTGAGAGGCTATATACAACAGGAAGCCTTTTCGCAGGGAAACATGACAAAATTACAGTTTTGGAGGTGTAATAATGGATAATACAATGGCTTTATTGTTGTCAGACACATATAAACAGTGCCATGACAGGATGTATCCGAAAGGATTGACAAAGCTTGTTTCTTATTGGGTTCCAAGAAGATCCATGCTGAAAAATCAGGATAAGATGGTTTTCTTTGGGCTGCAGGCATTCATTAAAGAGTATCTGTTAGGTTATTTTAAGACAAACTTCTTTGATGTTAATGAGGAGGAAGTTATCAAACAATACACGGATGCAATGAACATTCAGATCGGGTCAGGGAATTACGATGTAGATAAGATCGTGCAACTACATCGTCTCGGATATCTTCCTTTGGAAATCAGAGCGCTTCCAGAAGGAACACTTGTTACAATGGGAATTCCATGTATCGAAATCACAAACACTAAAGAGGAATTTGCGTGGCTCGTGCAGTGGATTGAATGTATCTTGCAGGTAGAATTGTGGAAACCTTGCTGCCACGCAACAATCGGTTATATGTACAGAAGTATTGCGGACTATTGGTATAACAAAACAACAGATGGTCTGGATGGAGCAATGGCTTGCGCTGATTTCGGCATGAGAGGAATGTCATGCATGGATGAAGCAATAAGATGTTCGGCTTCGTGGCTGTTATCATTTAACAAGACATCTACAATTCCAGCCATCTCATATATTGACAAATATTACAATGCAGATTGTAAAAATAACAGAATTGGTATCGGAGCAGTATCCACAGAGCATAGCGTTATGGGTGCAAATTTCTCAATCGATGGCGATGAAATTACATTTGTAAAAAGATTGCTTACTGAATTATATCCAGACACATCGTTCAGTATGGTCTCAGATACATATGATTACTGGAATCTAGTGAATAATATCCTGCCTCAGTGCAAAGAAGAGATTATGAACCACAATGGAAAACTCTTAGTTAGACCAGACAGCGGAGATATTGTGGAAATCTCAGTTAAAACAGTTGAAAGACTGTGGGAAATTTTCGGAGGAACTGAAAATTCCAAAGGGTACAAGGTATTAGACCCTCATATTGGAATTATTTACGGAGATGGATGCACATTATCCAATGTCGAAACTATTTGGGAAGAACTTGAAAAACGCGGATTTGCTGCGAATAACATCGCATATGGAGTTGGGGCATTTTGCTTTACAGCAATCGTAGAAGATGGAAAGCTTGTAGTTGCTACCAGAGATACATTTGGTATTGCGATGAAAGCAACATATGGTGTTATCAATGGTGAGAAACTGATGATTTATAAAGACCCGAAGACAGACACAAGCCATTTGAAGAAATCACATAAAGGTTGTTGCCGAGTATATAAAGAGGATGGACGGCTGAAGTGTCAGGATCAGTTGATGGAGATGAGTACCGACAGTTTATTAACAACTGTATTCAAAAATGGAGAGTTCATCAGAGAAGATTCATTTATGGATATTAGAGAAAGAATGTATGGAGGTGAGTAGGATGGATTTTTATCTGCAATCTGGAAATTCATACAGAAGGCTTGAAAATGAGTTTAAGAAATACGGTAAGTTGATATTTTGTGTCGATTTTGATGATACGATTTATGACTTCCATAAGAAAGGAAGAACATATGAAGATGTTATTCAGTTACTTCGTAGATGGGAGGATTATTCAGAGGTTATTATCTTTACAGGAAACGGCGAAGATAAATATGCAATGATTGATAAGTATCTTCTGGACAATCATATTAAGTACAAAGGAATTAACTGTGATGCGTCTGTCGCATTTGCAGGAAGAAAGATTTATGCGAATGCCTACATTGATGATAGGGGTGGGTTAATACAGGTATATAATGAATTACTTACACTGATTGAAAAGATCGAAAGGGGAGAGATTAAGCATGAATAGCTTTAATGCAGAAAAAGTAAAAGATGATATTGTTGCATGGATTAGAGAATTCTTTGAACAGAATGGTGATGGATGCAGTGCTGTAATCGGTATTTCTGGAGGTAAAGACTCTAGTGTGGTTGCAGCTTTATGCGTAGAGGCTCTCGGTAAAGACAGAGTTTTTGGAGTTCTGATGCCTAATGGCGAACAGGTTGATATTGATTCTGCATACGCTTTAGTGGAGCATTTAGGTATTGAGTATTGTGTAATCAATATTCATAGTGCCGTAAAATCCTTAAAGCATGAGATCAAACCTCAGTTAGACGACCATTGGTCAGCTCAGACGGCTACAAATCTTCCAGCCAGAATTAGAATGGCTACATTGTATGCAGTTTCTCAAACAGTCGGAGGAAGGGTTGCGAATACATGCAATTTATCAGAAGATTGGGTTGGTTATGCTACAAGATACGGAGATGGAGCCGGGGATTTTAGTCCGTTATCAAAACTCACTGTAACTGAAGTTAAAGCGATCGGATGTGAACTTGGTCTCCCAGAAGAACTCATTGAAAAGGTTCCTACAGATGGTCTGTGTGGTCATACGGACGAAGATAATCTTGGATTTACATATGCAGTTCTGGACAGATACATTAGAACCGGTGAAATCGATGATATCCATACAAAAGAAAGAATTGATACCATGCATGAAAAGAATCTATTCAAGTTGGAGCTTATGCCGTCGTTTGAATGCATAAATCCAGTAGAAACAGTTTAGTGTGTATTGGAGGTGTTGAAAATTGAAATGGTTTGAAGCAAAAGATAAAGCAAAAGACAAAGTATTGGCTTTCTTAGAATTACGTCCGACAGGTAAAGTTTTGACAAAAGAACAGTATAATTACGCAATGTATTATGCCAAGCATACAGGAATTGATTGCAGCTATGTAAGATCGTTTGAAGAAGAGAAGGGAAAATATCTGCGACTGGGTAGCTGGTTTGGCGGTGCATCATATTACTTTTTCTTCGGAGATCAGCCGGAAGGCATTATAGAGACGGCTGTTACAAATGAATGGAAAGTTATTGAAACTTTCAAAGAATATTACGAGGATTTTTCTTATGGTAAATTAGGGAAAATCGAATTTGATGAGTAGGTGATACATATGAAATGTAAGCAATGTGAAGGAAAGGGAATGATTGGTCTTGGAGTAGGAATCAGAGGGGTAACAAAATGTCCCGTATGTAATGGTAAAGGCGAGGTTCCGGATAATTCTACTACAAAGGTAGCTGTTATATTCGATAGATGGTTCATCGCGCCAGACGAATTAAATGAATTCTGTCAAAGTATCGGGTACGAAAACCCGGATTACCCAAACGACTTTGATTTAATGTTTGACCCAAGAGTTGTTCAATTTTGTCAGCAGAATTTGACTAGATTATGGGGAGAACATGTATACAGAGGACGAGAAAGCTGCGATTTCAGATGTGGTTTTGCAGGAGCTGGCTATATCAGACACATAGATACATCTAAGACATGGAGATTGTCTTACAATCATGTGGACGCTCCAGTGATTGACTATGTGCAGGTTAGCACGAATAAATACGGATACCTTTCCGTATTATAAGGAGGAATTTATGATTTACTTAGATAACTCAGCAACAACTCCGATCCACCCGGATGTGCTCAATGCTATGATGCCATACTTAAAGGGTGGATACGGGAATGCGGGGGCTGTTTATAGGATTGGACGAGAATCTGCAAAAGCTATTCAGAAAGCAAGAGAGCAGGTTGCTCAGTTATTTAATGCTTCCGCTGATCAGATTGTATTTACATCTGGAGGAAGCGAAGGAAACAATATGGTGTTCTCATACGGCATGAGATGTATGCTTGAAGAGCTGGGGAAGAAACATGTTGTGATTTCTCAGATTGAACATGATTCAGTATATGAAGCAGCGACGCACATGTTCAAACCATCTGGGAATGTGAATATAAAAGACGACTTTTATACACAGTTTATACACACAAAAAGCGACGGGATGGTCGATGTAGAGCATTTAGAGTCATTATTAGACGAAGATGACAACATCGGTCTCGTATCGGTAATGTATGTAAATAATGAAACAGGAGCTGTTAATCCTATAAATCGCATAGGCGAAATGTGTAAGGAAAGAGGAATATTGTTTCATACAGATTGTGTACAGGCAGCAGGATGCCACGTAATTGATGTTAATACGATTGGTTGCGATTATGCAACCATATCCGGTCATAAGATTTATGCTCCTAAAGGAATTGGCGCTATATATATAAGAGACAGTAAACTTGCTCGATCACTTGTATACGGTGGTGATAATCAGGAATTCGGGTTCCGTGGAGGTACTGAGAATGTTGCAAGTATCGTAGGTCTTGGCAAGTCATGTGATATGATTTGTTCAGATTTCGGCGCGCAGAGAGTAGCAGTGTCTTTATTAAAGCGGCTATTTTATGAAAATGTAGTCTCCAGTCTGAAGTCCAGTGGCTTAGACGAGAGAGTCTATGTTAATGGTGCGGCAGCAGGCGATGTTGGGAAGACATTGAATTTAAGAATCGAGAATATTGATAGCGAGACTTTGGTTCTAATGTTAGATGCGAAAGGAGTATGCATATCTGCCGGGTCTGCGTGTCATAGTCATGAGTCACAGCCTAGCAGAGTTTTAACATCTATGGGGCTTTCGGACGATGAGGCGAGAGACTCTGTTAGAATTTCGTTTTCATCTGCAAATACACCGGAAGAAGTCGAGGAAGCTGCTGCAATATTTTCTTCATGTGTCAAAGCGTTAGCCGGATTGCAGAGGTAATATTTTAATGATAAAATAAAGGAGGTACGCTGCATGGATATATTAGGAACTCAGATTGATTTTAGTTTTTTAAGTTCATCTGATAAGAAATGGATTATAGATACAGCTAATAATGTATTAAAGAATAATCCAGATGTAGACAAAGCACGTATATGCCAGATATTGTACAGTTATCTGGTTTTACGTCATATAACTAAAGGTCGAAATGTGAAAGTAGAATATAAGTTGTTTGAACCGTCAAAAAATATGGGGTATATCAGTGTCATAGGACGAAGAGTTGACTATCATGATAGCAAGGTATTTAGAACAGTGACATCATTTGCAACAAATTTTGAGGTGTATCCAAAAACAAACGGGACAGTGCAACTTAATTTCACGTTTCACAAATTAAGAAAGAAACGAGGAGATGGTTGCGATGGAAAGTGTAGTTAAATGTTTTGATGTAGTAAATATGGTAGTTGAGGAGGCAAGTGAGCAGTTCAAACCAATATGGAGAGTTGATAACGAAAAGTTGGATATTCTTCATGAATATTGCGATGCAATAGATGGAATTTTAAAGGAATTTGATGGCGATTCGATTGATGTGGATATTGATGAGATCAAGATGACAATTAGTATTACCATTGAGTGTGAGGATTTAACAATAGAATCAAAAGAACATCAGTTCCATCAGCTTGTTGAGAGAACTGTGAAATTTGGTTTCTCTAAATCGAAAGAAAGAGAAGCGATGTGTGTTAATTTCGTATTTCCGAGTGTATGGGACAAGGCGATGTAGGCTGGAGGTAACCTGCATGAATAATAAACGGCGTGAACTGTTAAAAGATGCAACAGATTTACTTGGCAGAGCGTCCAATATGGTACAAAGGGCATTGGATGACGAACAGGACTGTTTGGATAATATGCCAGAAAATTTATTGGATAGTGAAAGATGTAAGAAGATGGAAGATGCGATAGATAGATTAGAGGAGGCTTTAGATCAGATGGAGAGCGCAAAAGACTGTATCGGAGAAGCAGCCAATTAGGAGGTAGTCATGTGGAGTCTATTTGGATTATTGGCAGTTGGTGGTGCAATTGTGGTGAAATATATTAACGACTCATCAACAACAGAGGCATTCAATAACAAAAGAAAAAAAGCAGACGCTATCAATCGAGAGTTGGAGATAACAATAGAAGAGGCAAATGATTTAGATAAACAGTTTAGAGATTATAATAGCAGATGGAATCTGCTCTTATCGGTAGACGATGGGTTGAATTATGTTTATGGATGCCAGTGGAGAAAAATTTTTGAAAATTCTGACTATGTTCCAGCTGTTTATTCTGAATTGAATACAGTATGGGGTGTTGCTTTTCAACTTGTCTGTGCTAAAAATGGTAAGATAGGATTGAATCAAAAAAACTATCAATTAACTGGTAATCCAGAGCTTTGTAATATAAAAGTTAAAGCTTGTGAGATGATTGAAAAATATATACGAGATGTCAATCAGAATCTTGAACTCGTGTTTGTTCCGGGGTGGAAGATACTTTCATCCCGGGAAGCTCTATCATACCATGATGAAATTTGTGGTGGCAAGCTATGGTGGAAGCACAATCTACCTCCAATGAGAAAAGAACAAAATCTTTGTGTGAGGAAACTATGGTAATTTTTACCAATGGCAAGTCATAAAAACGCATTGACAGTTAACAAGAGACATGATAAGATTATAAACATACAGAACAAATGTTCGTGTGACGACCGAACATTTATCTAAAAAAAAGTAGCTGTGCAACAACCACGAAACACAGCTACTTAACATCAGACCGCGCAAACAACCACATTTCACACGGCTTCTGAATCAGTAGTGGGGTGACATGAATCAGCCACTACGATCGGAATACATGCCCACTAATAGAACACATATTCTGATTGTAGTATGCCACACCGCTTCCAAAAAGTCAATGGAGGAATACTGCAAATGAATGGCAAAATCGGAAATAAAAGTAAGAGAATTTCGATTGCTGAATTAAAAGACTACCTTTCTAAACGAAAGTGTGATAAATATATTTTTTCTAGCAATTATCAGAGCAATATAAACAATTATACGCTCAGATGCAGCATGATGTTCGACGTACTCGATATTCTATTTAATCCGAATAAGATATTCTTGCATAATGCTAATAGGATATCAGATGCGGATAGCCAGTATGTAGTGATTGAACGAGCAAAATATGCATATATCGAAGAGCTTGAAACTGGAATTATCATTGATATTACCTGCGGGAGTATATCAACAGATATTGATAATCATACATATACGGTAGTGGCAGAAAAAATTACAAAGTAAATTATTTTATTAGCTTGACATATTAAGCATGGTGTGCTATTCTTTAACTGTAAACAAGAGAAAATACAGTGAAAGGAGTGGCAACCTTGAAGAATAGTAACGATAACAAAAAACCGAACATAGGAGACGTATACTTAGTATATTTTGATGGTAGCGGGAATGAACAAAAAGGATATAGACCTGGATTAGTGTTCCAGAATAATGTGGGAAATGAGCATAGTCCAAATTTAATAGTTTTACCGCTGACAAGTGCATTAAAGAAGACCAATCAACCAACACATGTATTCATACCAAAGGAGGTTGGACTCCGAAAGGATAGTATGGTATTATGTGAAAATCCGAAGTGTATGTCAAAACATAAACTAGGAGAATATATTACTACATTACCGGAAGAATACATGGCGCAAGTCGCTGTTGGCAATATATTATCTTCATCAGCAATAGCATTCATAGATCCAGATTTACTGATGAGTGTTTGGCAAAAGGCGTTAGTGTTAAATGCGATAGCTAATTAGGAGGCACAGATGTATAATGCAGAAATAAAACATCAGTTTATGAGAGAAGTAGTATCTACTACTCCGTGGAAATTAAAATTATGCGAGTCGGTATTTAATAACACCAAGGCATACGAGGAAGAATGGAAAGCCGACTTATGCACTAAATCAGCAGAAGAATTACAACCAATGGTGAACCAGATTTCTGGGTTCAGAGCAAGAAGTAAATGGTCAAGACTTATATTATTAAAGGATTATGTGAAATGGTGCATAGAAATGGAAGTAGACGGAGCTTGTTCAGGTATGCTTGAGATAAAAACTGTAGGACTTGACAAGGTAAAACAACAGACTATTGCAAGCCCGAAGCATTTACAAAACTACCTGAATGCAATATGTGAACCAGCAAATATGAAAGCAACTGATAATATATATAGATGTTATTATTGGTTGGCGTATGCAGGGATGGCAGAAGAAGATATCTTCAAAGTCAAATGTTCAGACGTAGACTTCAATAAGCTTATAGTTCAATATAATCAAAAGTATACAGTAGTACCTATTTATCCAGAAGGGCTTGAGGCTTTTCATAATTGTGTGGAGTTAAGCCAGTTCCGGTATATACATCCCAATATTACAAAAGAGATTTGGAAAGATAGAGCAGATGGAGATATTTTGATCCGTGGAATTAAATCAGTATCCACAATAAAAGCATTCAGAGTTGAGTTATCAAGAAGATCTAAGCAAAAGAGTGATAAAACACCATTGAAATTGAGCCATTTTAGGGTTTGGTTATCGGGCGTGTTTTATAGAATGTATGAACAAGAAATCATAGGAGTACCTCCAGATTTTAATGCGATAGTAGCACAACAAATGGAAGGGAAAACTTACAAACTAGACAGCGGAAGAAATACGATAGAAGCGAAGCATCGACAGCTTGTAAGAGACTATGAAGAAGATTATGAAAGATGGAAACTTGCATGGTTTCTATAATATTAGGCTAATATAGCCATATTGACTGCCTACAGAAGTGGGCTTTCAATTACATATATCATGCTAATTTAAGAATTTACATAGGGCTATCGCCAAGTGGTAAGGCACAGGACTTTGACTCCTGCATTCGTTGGTTCGAATCCAACTAGCCCTGCTCGGGTGGAAACACCCAAATAATTATTGAAAGGAGGAATTACAGATGTTAACGGAAGCAAAAAGAATTGCAAATCATGATAGGGTAGTAGAACTTTTGAATACAGTTGCAAGAGATGGGATTTCTGAATTGCTAAAGTGGCTCGAAGAATCTGATTTCTTTACCGCTCCGGCATCTCATGCATATCATGGTTCCTACATCGGTGGGTTATGCGAACATTCTTTAAATGTTTATGACGAAGCAAAAAGATTGTTAGCGGCGTATCCAGAAATCAATGTATCAGAAGATACAGTAATTGTCTCTGCATTACTTCATGATTTATGTAAAGTGAATTTCTACACAACAGAAAAAAGAAACAGGAAAAATAGTGAGACAAACCAGTGGGAAAGTTATGATGCATTCGCAATCAGAGAAAAGTTTTGCTACGGCGGACATGGAAGTAAGTCAGTATTTCTCGCTCAAAACTTTATTAAGTTAACACCAACAGAAGCTGTTGCAATTAACTGTCACATGAGTGTGTGGGACGGAAATAAAGATGCTGGTAGAGCATATGAGAAATGCTGGTTTGCATGGATTCTTCATGTCGCAGACGAAAGTGCTACATATATTAAAGAGGGAGAATAGAGAATGAGGAAAAGAAAGACTGTTCAGGAGCCGGTAGAGATCGATGTGCTCCAAAAAAAGAAAGATGAACTTGCTCAATTTGTTGAAAGATACAACAGCGCAGTAGCTGTAGTGACTGGGACTGTGAGCAATCTTGAATCTATCAATGCAAGTATTGATGAGAAAATCAAAGAAATCGAAGAGTATCAGGAAGAATTGGTAAAAACAAAGAATGGTCTCGGAGATACGAAGATGAAGAATGAACAGGTAATTAAAAATTTCAAAGCGCTGGTTGGAGCGTAATAAGGAGGAACTATGTCAGATACAGAAACATTAAATCTTATGCAGAAGCTTGCGAAAATTCGTGCAATTTCAGATGTAGTTGCGAAAGAAAAGAGAGGCTATAACTACAGCTATGCCGACATCACATCGATTTTAGCTAAGATTACAGCAGGTATGAAAAAGTATGGTGTGTCACTTATACCGCAGATTGTCCCTGAGACAGCAAATGTTGAACAACTTGTAACTTCAACTACAAAATTCACGAAAACTGGCGATGCATATGAGGCAAAAAGCTCAGAAATGTTAGTTACTGCTGATATGATATTTAGATGGGTCGATGATGCAAATCCAGAAGATTTCATCGATGTGCCTTGGTTTGTAACTGGATCTCAGGGAGACCCATCTCAGGCTCTTGGATCTGGTCTTACATATTGCACAAGATATTTTCTCTGCAATTACTTCCAGATTGCTCAGGCTGATTCAGACGTTGACGCTTATCGTAGCAAACAGAAAGAAGCAGAGGTATCTGAGGATAAGGCAATCGCAGAGGAGATTATTTCTCAGTTTGATGGTGTGGTAAGAAAATTCCTTGCAGATCATCCAGATAAATCTGATGATGTCAAAACATTTGTTAAGCGATATGTAAAGAGCGGAAATTATCTTGCAATTAAGGAGCCTGCGTTAGCAGCTGATTTACTTGCAAAATTCAATGAAAAATTCATCAAAGGAGAGTAAATACATATGGGATTTAGAGCAGGCAGTTATGCAACAATTTGGTCAGTAGAGAGTGCATCAGACACTCGTACAAAGGCAAGAATTTCAATCAGCAGAAAGAATAAGCAGACAGGAGAATACGACACAGACTTCTCGGGATTCGTTGATTTTATTGGTACAGCTGCAGCAAAAAAAGCACTGATGCTAAAAGAAAAAGATAGAATTCGTCTTGGAGATGTTGACGTTACTAACAATTATAACAAAGAGAAAGGCATCACTTATACAAATTTCAAAATTTTCAGCTTTGAAACACAGTCTGAAATCAACGGCAGTGGAGGAAATTCTGGATATGATACGGAACCTCAGAAAAATGTAGATAGTGGGGAAATTGATGACTCACAGCTTCCATTTTAAGAGGTGAGAAATGGGAGAGGTAAGTTATCGTCCGTTAATTGAGGCGATGACCTGGAGCTACAGTAGGCTCGAAATATTTGATGACTGCCCGTACAGGTGGTTTTTAACATACATACATACTCCAAAATTAAAAAAAGAAGATAAATTCTATGCGGCATATGGATTGTTCATGCATGATTTGCTTGAGAAATATTATAAAGGTGAAAATTCCAAAGAAGAGATACTGATGATGTTTCTCACGCAATTTAAGGAACGTACTAAAGGTACTGGTAGACCAAAAGCTGCAACTGTACAGAAATATTTTAAAACAGGAACAGAATTTATTAAGTCACTTGAGCCATTTAGATTCAAAATGGTTTCTGTAGAAGAGAAGATTGATTTCACAATAGGAGATTTTGATTTTACAGGAAGAATCGATTATCTCGGTGAAGAGAATGGAGATTTTGTTATCGTTGATAATAAATCAAGGGATTTGAAGCCAAGAAGCGGACGTGAAAAACCAACGCTAAAGGATAAAGAACTTGATTCAATGCTGAAGCAGCTGTACATATATGCTGAAGCAGTACGTCAAAAATATGGTAAATTGCCAAAATTATTATGTTTTAACTGTTTTAGGACAGGAGTGTTTATCGAAGAACCATTTAACGAAGACGCATATCGCGAAGCCTTATCATGGGCGCAGCACAAAGTCGAAGAAATATCAGGCGCAGATGAATTCTATCCTAATCGGGAATTTTTCTCGTGTTACTACCTTTGTGGTCTCAGCAACCATTGCTGTTATGACCTAGCGGCACGAGCCGAGAGGAGGACTAGAGCATGACTAGCGTAGATGACATCAATAGTCTTGAAAGTGAAGCCGGTATTATTGCATCTCTAATACATAAGCCGGATTTCATCTTCTATTCCGAATATTTATTACCCAATCATTTTACAAATAAAGAAAATAGATGTGTATATACAGCTATTGGGGATCTCGTTGAGAGAGGAATTAGCACAATAGACCCATATAACATCATAGAAAGCCTTAATGCATCAGAAGCAACGCGAAAATATGCCGATGAATTATCCATTGAAAAGCTGAATGAGCTTATGGAGATGAGTGATGTATTGGCGCGACATACGGTCGAGGAGTACAAGATGCTCGTAGATAATGTTCTGGACGCGGCTTTCAGAAGAGATACGTTTCAGAGATTAAAGGAATGTCAGGCTCTCTGCTATAACAGAGCAGAAACTAATGTTGAAGAGAAGATATATTCCATTATTGATGATGTGATGACGGAGTTTTCAACAACAAATGATGTTCCAATGTTTAAGGACGTTGTAGATGACTGCTGGGATGAAATCCAATCCAGACAAGGAGATGGATATGCTGGCATCCAGTTTAAGTTTCCCGCATTGAATGAATACGCCACGATTGAACCGGGTGAGTTGTTTATCTTTGCGGCAGAGGCGAAACAAGGAAAGTCCATGATGCTTCTTAATTGTGCAGTCGATCTGATGAAGAAAGACTTAGCAGTATTGTATCTGGACAGCGAGCTTAATACAAGAATGTTTACAGCACGAATTCTGGCGCATATTGCAAAAGTAGAATACAAGAGACTTACATCTGGAAGTTACAATGCAGAAGAGGCGCAAAGAATTGATGAGGCAAGAAAATGGCTGAAGACCAGAAAATTTACTCATCTGTATATCCCGATGTTTGACCAGCAAACAATTTTCACAGCAGTAAAGAGAGTTCAGCATACAATGGGGCTTGATGTACTGATTGTTGACTACTTCAAAGGGTCTGGCGATGGAGATGCATTTGATTCATATCAGGAACTTGGAAGATTTGTAGATATGGTCAAGAACAAAATTTGTGGTGATATGGGGATTTGCGGAATAGGAGCTGCACAAGCAACAACAACAGGTAAAGTTGCAGATTCGGCTAAGATTGGACGAAACGCAAGTACGATTGCAATTATTCAGGACAAAACAGCCGAAGAGGTAGAAGCCGATGGTGCTGAGTGTGGAAATAAGAAATTAAGGGTTATCCTTAATCGAAACGGTATGCAACACGCATCCGGAGAATACATAGATTTGCAGTTTAATGGAAACTTAATTTCCTATGAACAAGCGAAACAGCACATACCGAGCACCCCTTATTAAACTATCAAGCTAATAAAATAATTTACATGAAAGGAGACGACGGTGTGGACTTAGAAGAACTGATTGATTCGATAGATATCGTG